CAATTCAAGACACTACATGATGATGAAATATATGATCTCACCGAAGATAACATCAAAGAACATGTTAACCTAGACCCAGAATCAGTTCCACCAGCAGAAGATGATATACAAGATGATATACAAGATGATATAGAGGACGCTGATCAAGAAGCTGAGGAAACCGAGGAAGAGCCCAGTTCAATGAAAGAATACATTGCCCCCATACTGAAAAATGGTCTAATGGAATCTATTGAAATTCTCGGTAACACAGTATTCCTTACAAGTCCGGGGTCAACACTTAAATACCGTGTAGCACATATATCAAAAACTGAACCAAGTGTTCCGATCATTGGATTTGAAATTGGTAATCCGTTAATCAATGAAAGTGCTAGATTATCAAAAGTATTAGGCTCTGCTTATACAGTTGAGGCAGTAGATAATGGTCTACTAGTCAGCAGCGATAACGGTTATTTGATATTGGAGCTACTTGACTAACACTTTCTTGCACTGCATAATAAGTGCATGCGACCATTTAGATTAGATCCAGAAGACTTATTGGAAATCTTCAAAAAGGATTTTCAATCCGAAAACGGTAAATGGTCAACCAATTGGCCTGCTGGACTGTTTGATTACCAACTTTCAACAATTCAATCACTTTCTAAACCAGAATCCGAAACATTGTGTGATTGGTTGGCTACTAATTGTACTGAAAATTTCATAGTTCTTAAAGATACAACTGAGGCATTGGCGGGAGGTCATAGCAATAATAAACTGGCTTGGGATAATCGTCGCAAGCGAGGATATAAACAAGATAGGACATCAACTGAATTCAAAATAAGGCTTGACCAAAAAGATATCATGCTGTTTAGAATGGTATGGGTTTCTGGTTGACAAATAACGTAGAGGTAGTATTGTAACAATATGAAAAATTATTTCAAAATTCTGAAAGATCGTTTAACCTACGAAAAACCCTTTGCCTTACCGTGGCATGAATGGGACGAGTGGGAAGCTAAAATGCGAACAGAACGTCCGGTAGCCTATTGGCTTAACGAGACTGTACCCAGATTTTTTGCAGATATGTACAATTTTATCACTAAGCCGTTCAATGATTTACGTTACTGGATTCGCTGTAGAGTTTTCGACCGGTATCACGTTATTAATACTGGTTTAGAGCCTGGTTATGCCGACTGTGATACTCGTCTATTGCATGGTATGTTCAATCTTTTAGTAGACTTTGTAGAAGTTGAAAAGGCTTGGATGCATGTAGTGTTTGACAAGGATGCACGTAAAAAGTACAAGTATCCGCGGTTTAGCCTGGGTTGGCTACGCATCCGCAGTTTCCGCTGTCCAGAAGCAGGACTGGCTCATTTGGATTGGGAGTGTTCACTAGGTAGTCCAACTCTAGATGAAAATGAACGTTGCGAAAGCCAAGCTCAAGTAGCATATGAAATTTTGGAATTGTATAAATGGTGGACAGAAGTACGCCCAAATCGTCCAGACCATATAGATGCAAGCGGCTGGAGCAACTGGTGCAGATACAGAGAGAAAAAAGGTCATAGACTATTTGACAAAAGCCAGTATAGTGAGGAAGATAAAATTGAGGAACGTAGAGTGTTAGATCTTAGTCGTACGATAGAAGAAGATCAATTCAACGAAGATACTGAAATGCTAATGAGATTGATTAGAATCAGAGGGAGTTTGTGGACATGACTAAAGAAATACACATAGATAATGAACAAATTCGCGCAATGATGGCTGATATTGGTAGAAAAATTACTCTAGATGGTTGGAAACCAGATTATATTGTGGGACTAAGCCGCGGTGGATTAATTCCCGCAGTTATGCTAAGTCACTATCTAAACGTTACCATGTACACTCTCAAGGTAACACTTAGGGACGGTCAAGAAGACGACTGCGATCATAACTGCTGGATGGCAGATGATGCATTGGGTGCGCAATATGACGAAAACGATAATTACATCAATACCAATGCTGAACAAAGACGTAAGAAGATTTTAATTGTTGATGATATTAATGATAGTGGAGCAACTATTCAGTGGATTAAAAATGATTGGCAGTCGGCATGTCTGCCTGATGATATTAATTGGGAAACAGAAATTTGGGGGAAAAACGTAAGATTTGCTACCATTATAAACAATCTAGCAAGCAAATCAGATGTAGACTATTATAGTATGGAAATTAACAAGGAAGAAGATGATTCGTGGATAGTATTTCCCTGGGAGGAATGGTGGTTAAGATGACGCCAAACGAAGTAAAAGAAGCTGCACAAATAATAGAATTTCTTGAAAAAGAAATTCTAAATATTCCGTTTCACATAAAAAAAGGCGAACACATTAAAATCATAGACGACGAAATATTGTTTAGTATAGTTGGTCATAATGCATCCGAAACTGAATTAAATGCATATCTAAATTGGGAAAAAACTAGATTTTATTTAAGAACCATAGTTTCTAAATTAAAAGATGTGTTTCATAATTGGGATATTGATGTAGTAGAGGAGGGACTTGTAATAGTACCAAAAAAACACTAGACAATGATTTAAACAGACTTATACTTAACACTGCAAGCAAAGCTTGCATTTCCTGCAACCAAGTAAAACAATAGGTAAAAGTATGAAAAAGAATCACGATATTGCTCAGCGTAAGGGTGATGGTAAGTGGGTGGTTTGGACACAGGTAGATGATCCCAATGCGGATTTAGATTATCATCGTCGTAGCGGACTTCCAGTTCCACAACGTTGGGTCCCAATCGCAGTTTGTAATACTCAGGATGAAGCAGAATCAGCTAGCAAACGTTCAAGAATCTAATTAAATAACACTAGGCACTGAGGAAATTCAGTGCCTATTTTTGTGAAAAGTTTTCCATAACAGTTGATAACATTTCCAGAGGTATTAGGGCACAGTTAGTAACCTCGGCATCCGGAAATACCGATTGTACCAACTGCACAGCAGCTGGTTGATCAGCTGCTTCTAGCACACACGATAACACAAGTGCATATACATGTTCTGATTGAAATTTATGAACTTTATCTACATCAAAAGATAAAAATATAGAATCTACCAATTCTTGGGGAACTCGAACACTTGTTTCTCTGTTTTTGAAATCAGCAGTACGATCAACTACTACAAAAGGCCATGGTGTTTCAATCTCTTCTTCTAACCATGTTTTCCATAGTACTAACCAATGTGTCATTTTTTGTTAACATTTTTGCCATCAGGTCTGGCAATGGGGGGACGGCCATCTCGGGTAACTTTATTACCAAACTTCTTTGCTTGTTTGGCAACTTCATTTGGCCCGACGTCAGATGTGGTGTTGATACCTGGTACTATGCGGCCAACACCACCTGCTTCAATTACAATAGGTTTATCGTAGTCAACGAATAACTCAAACAATTTCATACTTTTATTTATTAACAGTTTAATCACCTATTACTCGTTAGTTAATCGTTCATTCATGAATTCTTCCACAATCTTAAGATTATTCTCTAATCGTTTGTCATTTGGACTACGTTCTAGTGCTAATTTTGCCTGTTCCATACTTTCTTTATATAAACCAAGATGCCAAGCAGAAATACTGGCTAAATCATGCGGCAAGTATCCCCAGGCTTCTGGTGTGCAAGTATAATCCATAGGATGTTTTGTGATCTTTAAGGCATCCATAGCATACTTGTAACACTTGGTCCAATCCTCATTATTATAATAATGCTGAGATAGATTTGTTAATGGTTCTCTATGACCGGGTGTTTCTATAATAGCCATCTTTAACCAAAATACTTTATTTTTTGGATCTGCATTTGATAGGTTAATCATAGCCTGACCTCGTTCAATCTTGTCCCAGCTCATGCCAAGAAACTCTTTATAAGTTTCAACTGCCTTGTCATTTTCTCCTCTATAAAAATATTCTCTACCCAGATATGCCCGCAATCTTGCATCAGTTGGATACTCTTTAGTTGCTTCTAATAACAGAGGAAGATCATGCTTCTTATCCTTGGCATCTGGATATTGATATATTTTAACATCGTCCGTAAATGTCTGTACTTCATGTATTCTAGAACACAGCCCCTCATGAGTTGCTCCCATCCAACGAAAACCATTTCTATGATGAATACGGTCTCCGTACCATTGACGTCCGGGAGAACCATCTGGGTTCCAATTCCAAACATATGGATAACGTAAACGAGTAGTCTCAGGGGTCCATGCTGCTTCAAGTGCAGCCCGCCAACCAGGCTGCAGACGTTCATCCAAATCTAATCGTATGCAAACATCAATATCGTCAGGTAACAATGCCATTGCAAAATTAAATGCGTCGTCAAACCGCCACGGTAGTATTCTTAAATCGGTTACTTTTACTCCAAGTTCCAACATCTTTTCTTTTGTACCGTCTGTGCTACCCGTATCAGCACATACTACAACATCAGCATTCCTGCAACTTTCATACCAGGGTTCTACATGCTTTAATTCATTTTTAGCAGGGCAGTAAACACCGATTCTTAATTTCTTTGTACTCATCTAAGTCTCCATTAAATTACCGTTTGCTGAACAACAAATTAATAAATGTGTAGTCCATTTCGTCCCAGTGTACTGCCTTGTCATAACAAGTTAAATCCGCTGGTCCAGTTAATTCAAATCCGTGTGCTTCTGCTTTAGCAACCATGTCACTTATTCCTGCTGCATCAAATATTACAACTGGGTTCCAATATGCCATTTTGCCAAACGTATTGACAGGATGCTGCCAGTAATCTGTACTAACAAACAATCTACCTTTTTTCTTTAGTATTCTATGTGATTCTCTGAAGAATCCATCAATATCTACACCATGTTCGATAACACTTAGACAAGATATAAATCCAAAGTATTCATCAGGGAAACCTGTGTTAGTACAGTCCCCGTATTGATATACAACACCATCTTTTAATACAGGTTCATGTTCTGACAGGTTAATACTGGTTAAATCTCTGTAACCAAATTTATACAAGCTTGGAAGATATGCCGAGTCAGCTGTTCCTGCTATATCCATTATGGGAGTATCAACGTCAGTGGTTAGCACTGTATGATATATTGCAATCAAGTTATCCCAATTTTTCTGCGGTGTTACGTGTAATGGCAGGTTATATTTTTTTAATAAATTAGTAAATTTTTCTACCGTAGCGGTATCTTTAAGTGCTCTGTTGGTTTCATATTCCAATAGTTTTAATGTTTCTGCATCAAATGGCAATCTTTCACAGGCTAAACCAGCCGGCTTCAATACATTTCTTACATCATCTGGATCAACTGTTACAATCCATGTCTCTAACTCATTTTTACCAAAACTTATCAGTAATTTATCTGTTATTGGATGAACAGTTATACCAGCAGCAAATTCAACACTAACTTCTAATGTTATTTCATCAATTGAAAAATAATTGCTATACTTTGTCAGTTGTAAACTTCTATTAAACCAAACAAATCTATGCATATAACGACGAACACCCCAATCCATGTCCAGTGATTCATGTATCAATGCCAGATACCCATCATCGAATTCCAATAATTGAGTACCGCCCCTATAACTTTCAGCAGCAATATGTGTTGCTCGAGAATCAATCAGGTGACCGTTATTATCTACTATGATCACAGGATCACAATTGTATATGAAATATGGTAAATTGTTTTCGACAAACGGCATCCAATTTTTTTCAACTTGACCATAACCAAAATTGGGTTTCATTACTTGATAGTTAGTGAATCTGCAATCTCCTGTTCCTATACCGTCTATTCTAGTTGTAAGCATTTGAGATACACCGTTTTCGTTGAAATCTAATGATGAGCACGAACACCAAAGTTCGTTGCCTAGAAAAAACAGTCTTGCATCTTCAAAACCTCTAACAGGTAATTGCATATCAGCAGGCGGTTTAATTTCTTCACTATATACAACATTCAAATCATTATCTAGTTGTAGTATGTAATTTTTTGTACACCACCATATTGCATCCGGATCAACAAAATTATAATTCTCATCGTGTAGATTTATTGACCGTTGTAACATCCATATTTTACCACCATGGGATGTGATACTCGGAGTAGTTGAACGATATCCAACTGGACAATTGAATTCAATCTTTTTTAAAATGGCAGACGGAATGAGATCTTTGATTAGATTATTGTACCAAGTACCGTTACGCCTTGCAAAGTCTCTATCAGTGGCAGAAACTTTACGGCTAGACATTAACTGTTCGCTAGCTTCTTTACCTAGTTTTTTATAGTAGTCTAAATCACTGTAAAATCCACTGACCGCTGCTAATCGAAGAAAGTCTGTTTTTACGCTATCCAACTGAGGTATAGGCATTGACTGTTCATAGATTTTCATAACATCATTGTGTTTATCTTTTGAATCGAAATATTGACATATCCCTAATAGTACCTGAGGATCTTCTAATGGAGACTTTGTTTCTATGTCATTCATATCAGTTTGATTCTTTTCTTTTGATATATTTTAATGCAGCAAGTATCGAAACTGGTTCAAATTCAGCTAACCAGCTTTCGTTGTCTGCTAATCCAAAGCTTACAATTATTTTGTTAGTAAGTGGATGTTCTGCTATTCCTGCTGCAAATTCAATACCAAGTTTGGCTATATAAAATGCCGGCGTATAAGCTGCTAAATCAAAATTTTCATTATACCATACAAATCGATGCATGTATCTACGACGTTGATCGGGCATCATATGGCTTTCATGTATTATAGCCAACCACCCATTATTAAATCTAATAGCTTGTGACCCGCCTCTGAAACTATCAGTGGCATCAACAGCTTCGTGCTGCATAACTATTTCACCTTGGTCATCAATGATTCTAACAGGATCACTGCTATATATAAATCTTAGATCTTGATTTATTACTACAGGCATCCAATTTTTTTGATGTTGAAATTCCACACCCTTTGGATGTATAACTCTCCAGTTACTATATCGACACTTACCGTCTTCAGTATCATCTATTCTTGATAGTACTATTTCGCAATTACCCGGTTGGTTTAATTCCCTGACAGTTGACGTACACCATAGCTGATCTTGCCACACAAATAGTCTATTGTCTTCAAAACCAATTACTAAATTATAAAGTGGTTCTGGAAGATCAACTGGCGGTAATATTTCTCTAGCACTATGTACCGTTAGATCAGAATTTAATTTCAACAACCAATTACGAGTTCTTATGGCGGTGTCACCGCGCATGTCATAATGACCGCTTGGAGTTATAACATAATTCACCGTACGTTGTATCATCCATAACTGATTACCCCACCTGTATATAGATGGGTTTAATGGAAGATAATCGTCTGGCGGTGTAAAGTCTAAATGCTTCAATACAGTGTTGGAAAATAATTCATTAGATGAACTTGCATACCAAGTGCTATTTTGACCAGCTACATATCTGGTATTCCAGTTAATATCTTTGTTCATGGCTAATAATTCGCAGGCCTGTTTACCTAATAGTTTTCTAGAAGGTATTTTACTATAGAAACCGGATATTGCAAAACGTTCTAATGCTTGTACCTTTACTTCATTTGACAGATTATTCATCCTATAAACTGATTCAGCAAATAACATGGCAGAATCATGTTGTCCCTGCTCAGCACAGTGCCCAGCTATATTCAATATTTCTGAAGGATTACTAGGATCTTGTTCATATGTAGACAAATCAATTTTTGACATGGAATTTAAGTCTCCAATAAATTATGCTTTAATTATACGGTAATTATTCAATTTTTATCAATAATATTGATAAATTTTATTATATCAGTTTATTAATATAATCACTGCATACACCATAACAATTCCATGTAACACATAAATGTAAATCGGTTAATAGCGTATATCTTTCTGGCATTACTGCTACACTAGTAGGACCGAGTTCTTGTTGCGGAAATGTCCACCAATATCCGAGACTTGTCAATGTTCTATGGTCATTCTCATGCCAAAAATAATTGAGATGTACATTGCCAGACTTCCAACACGAATTTAATTCTTTAGCTGCTGCAAAATTTTTAGCGTGTATCCATAACCCAAGTTGGAATACGAAATCTCTTGAAGTTTTATACTGAGGAAAATCGTGACCTAACCACCAAGTGCTACTATCTTCGTTGAACCACACATCTACTTCTACTTCAAGACCTTTTAACAAACATTGTGTTATAGCATCCTCGGTATTTTCCAATTGCAAATCTGGCCCATTTATCAAACCTCGGTGTGAAATTAATTTCATTTTAGATTCTCAATGGCATGTTTTATTCGTAAACTACCAGCACGAGTACCACCGGGATCTGCATGTATTGCACCGCCTACGTTTGCCATCCAATCTGTACCAAATCTTTCAGTGATAGGTGCTATTAATCCCGCATGCATTCCGCAACTTAATGCAGGCATTACACCGAGACTTCTAAGTATGCCTAATGTGCGATGTAGCTCGTCGTCTGTATTACTCAAATATCCTCCCCACATTCCGGCATGTATAAAGTCAACTCCGCACATGCCTGCAAGTTTACACAATATATCCCAGCTTATGTTAAAGTCATGCAAACTATTTGTAAAAGTTCTATCACCACTTTTTTGATAGTGTATGAAAAGTGGTAGATCTAAATCTCTAATACTTTTATAAACACCTAGACCGCTCCATACATTTACATGAACACCGTTGCCGCCATTTTCTGCAACAAATTTAGCTCGGTCTAATACATATAAAGGATCACTATTTATACAGTAGCAGTAGATTACATTTTTATCCTGTAAATATTTTGATATAAGTGGAACACGATCCCGTAGTCTACAAACACTAGGATTTCCCAGTATCTCATCTTCCTTAATAAAGTTTACACCGCCCTCTACTAACTCTTTGGTCATGTCTAGTAACTGGTTGGGTGTAATACCAGTTTTTGGTTTAATAATACCGCCAAATAGGGGTTTGTTATGGACTTTTACCCGATTTCTTATACCACTAATACCAAACTGCGGACCGAGAAAATAGGGAGCAATTACACTATCATCAAATTCAATATCAGTTGCACGACAACTGGTTATGTTGTCAATATCCATTTGCCCGCCCATGATTACACAAAGCAGTTGACTTATACCATCTTCTTGCCAATCTAATAGTTCATAAGGAAAACCTATTTCTACATAGCCCTGTGGCTGGTCAAGGTTACCTGTATCTAATATCTTATTACAATAGTCGTTGATCATTGTATCAGTTTCCCAGAGACTACGTTTGTTTGGGTTACCTATACTCTGTCCAATGGCTATTTCATGTGCTGCGGTATTGAGATCCGTTTTTGATGATACCCAATACTTTACCCAAAAATACTTTTTAAGATCTTTTGTATTAATTATAATATTCATAGGTCTTCTACCAATATCTTATCTGTAACTAAGCTAGGAGTCTTAACTATAATTAACTCGCAGTCTGTGTCCATCGTTGGATAAACAGCTTCCCCGGGTTCTATAACAAATATAACAGGTCCTATAAACTTTTTACCATTTACTGTCATTTCGCCTCGAATAAGATAGTTATACTCTGTGCCAATGGGATGAACATGTGGTTTATGTATCTCGCCTTTTTTCTGGATTCTATAACAGACTTCAAAGTCAGATGTTCGGAGGACACTGGGTTCGAAGTCTCCGATAAACCATCCTAATTTAAATTGTTCTACACTATATTCTTTCATGTCTATGCTTCAAATATATTTCTAAATCTTCTGGTGTTCCGATCGGCCAGTGACTTTTAATATGATAAACGTTAATTAACTTGCCCTTCTCTACAATTTGATTATAAACAGGACATACATAAAATTCATTATTATATCTGATATTTTTTGATATCATTTCCTCAGCTGATACCATAAAATCTCGTGCTTGTCGCCATATATAAACACCTGTGGTAGCTATGTCTGATATAACTATTTTTTCTTGTGCTTCTAATATATATCCGTCCTCTCTCAGAGTTACATAACTATTGTTAGGTTCTATGCTTGAGAAAGTGATTATTGATCCGTCACTAAATGTTGTGTCAAACCATTTGTAAAAATGATCATAATTCCAATCCATAATTTGATCACAATTGGCAATCATTAATGGAGAATCCATATCCAACGAGTCTTTGGCTAGTAAGCAGGTTTGTGCAGCACCCTCTGTTAATCCATTAGCAATTAAAAATTTACTAGATTTTGCAAAATCAGTAGCTGAAATTAAATCTTTTTCATAATCATCTAGAACCGATTTTTGTACTATGAAAATATAATCATTGTCTGGTCCAAGATTATCAATAACTCTAGAGATCATCGGAAGACCATCAACGTCTATTAATGGCTTTGGTTTTGAATATCCTACTTTTGCAAATCTGCTGCCAGCACCGGCCATTGGGATAAGAATCTGCATAATTAGTTCCTCTTGCCAATCATTTGATCCAACGAGTCATCATTGCGTCTGATATTAATTGCAACAGCACTAGGATAAGGGTTAGTAAGTGCATGATCATTTATTAATATTCTTCTTGCATGATGTAAATCCATAATCAACTGGCAGTTGTGAAAACCCAAACTATCTAGCATTTGTCTAGTCTCAGCATACCACTTGGTGGTTCTTGACGTAGTAAATATGATCTGACTGCCTCTTATTAAAAAGTGTCTCAATGTTTGTACATTCTTTTCTAACACTGTGGGCGTTGCACCGTAGTTATTATCGCCATAAGGTGTTTGATTGTGTATAATAGTTCCATCTATGTCACAAAATATTGTAGGACGATCGTTAAAAGCTTCCCAATCTTGTATAGTACTTAGATCAACAAAGTCGCTGACTTTATTTACTGAAAAATCTTCCCCCCAAGACACACTATAGTAATCAACAATTGATTTAATCGAAATTTTATCTACATTAGATTTTAAAAGATTGGTGTAAGCTAATTTGTATTTTCTGGCAGACTCAAATTGATAACCCCCTGCACAGAATAAATCACCAATTACCTCTTTTTCTGCTATACAACTAATGAAACCCTGTCCATTAGCCTTTACATAATCTTTATTGGTGATATTTGTTAAATTTATGCTGTGATTTAGACTTCCAACATGAATAATATTACCAGATAATACTGTATCATGTGCAAACATACCAGTACATTCACGGATCATAAATGCAGTTGATTCTAAATTTAACTTTATTAATGCTTGATAAGCTGACTCAGCAGACCCTGATGTAGATTTTGACAGTATTACTACATTAACTTGATCACCAAATATAGTGTCAAACTCCTTGACAACATTATAAGAGTCCTGAGCTTGTTGTGTTATTACAACATGTATACGATATTTAGATAGATATGGTTCTACAACCAACTCTAACATTCGTCGGCTGAGATAGTCAGCTAACAAGTAATTAGGTCTCATATTTGGAAAGTTTGTGTCAGTACTAGCACACGGTATTATTATATCCATTTGTTAAGCATATGATAATATGCTTAACAATAACAAATTATTTTCTACCAGTTTCAAATATATTGCCTATTTGTGTAGCAACTTCTTCCAAGTCCTGAGCATCTTTTTTAAGTTGAGTGCCGTTGGTTGCATAGTCGACACCGACAAATCCGAATAAATCACCGTTATCTAAATAGATTGGACAACGTATAAATGATTTTGCTCCTCTACTGGTCCAAAAATAATAATAGTTACTACCTTTGTCCTCATCAGTATTAGTGACTATAGCACATTGATTTTTAATAAATTGATTATTGATAAGAATATTAAAACTAGCTGGAATTCTTTGTTCATATGGTAACAGTCTGGTGCCACCTGGTGCTATAATTTCATGTGTATTGGTTTGAAAAAAGAATGGAACACTGCTGATAGCAGCTAAACCATTATGATATCTATAAACATATGCTCTAATTCCACCAGTTTTGTCTAATGTTTCGTGTAACAATTCTGCAATCTTAGTGTCATTTTCCACACTCATTTTAAGATTTTTGCTAAAACCTTTAACATCGTGTGCATCTGTATAGATTTGAACAACTGTGGCCCAATGGAAAGCCATTACATATGAAAAACTCAATGATGCACATACCATCATGATATAAAATAAGTGTAATATCAATAAACCCGGACTGGTTTTAGTAAGATATTCTACTAAAATCTGCAACATAGTTGGTTTAATTTCAACTTTTAGTTGTGTATCAAGGTCGTTATCAGTATTATCGGTGTTATCAGTCATAGCAGTCTCAAAAATTTTTGTAATAATATTTACTTTTGATCTATCAACCATTGACAGTGTGGTTAAAGATATTATAATTATTTTACTATGGAAAATCATTATAGCACTCTCGGCGTTGCAGAAAACGCCTCACAAGAAGAAATAAAATCAGCTTATCGCAAGCTAGCAATGCAGTTTCACCCTGACAAAAATCAGGGTAATGCTGCTGCTGAAGAACGCTTTAAAAAAATAAGCACTGCTTATTCTGAAATAGGCGATCCTGAGGCTAGAGCCAGATATGACCAAATGCGTCAATTCGGCGGCGGGCATCCAGGTGGAAATCCATTCCAACACGGCGGATTCAACTTTAATTTTGAATTTGGCGGTGGTGGTATGGAAGACATAATTAATCAATTTTTTAATCAACACGGATTTGGACATCCCGGTCGTCAAGCACGTAACAAAGATTTTACATTTGAACTACATCTAACACTGGAAGAAGCATTTACAGGCAAACACACTCCGATACAATTTACAGTTAACGGACAAAATTACAATTTGAACGTGGAAATACCAGCTGGTATTGAAAATGGTACCCGTATACGTTACCAGGGACACGGTGATAGATCTATACCAAATGCCCCTCCTGGGGATTTATACATAAATGTTTTGATTTTAAATCACGCTGTTTTCCGCAGGAACGGAGCAAATCTTCATACAGAAATAACTGTCGATGCATTGTCAGCTATTATTGGATGTGATCACACTTTAACATGTATAGATGGTCAAAAAGTCAGATTAACCATACCAGAGGGTACACAACCTGATACCAATTTAAAAATTAGCGGGCGCGGAATGCCTTTGAGAGGGAACGGACATGCTCGCGGAGATTGTATTGTTACAGTTAAAATCACTGTGCCAACTGGATTAGACAACTCTCTCAAACAAAAAATAAGAGAACTTGTTGATCAAAGAACCACTTGACAAGATTGCATTTTAGCCGCAAAGTAATAACATGAAACTCACAAACAGCTACGATCCCATATTAAGAACAGCGGCTAAGTTGGTAGAGCTAGAGCAAATACCAACGTTACTAGAAACTTTCGAAGAAATGCACAGAGTTATGAACAAAGGGGATGGCATTGGTTTAGCTGCTCCTCAAGTTGGATTAGACCTTAACATGTTTGTCATGAATTGTATGGGTAAGAAACGTACTTGTATTAATCCAACGGTATTAAGCACAACCGATGAAATGTCAACTGAGGAAGAAGGTTGTCTTAGTTTTCCTAGGTTAAAATTGCCAATATCGAGACCATTTAGCATTGTTGCAAACTGGATTGATGAAACAGGATATGAACACACTGAAACACTAATGGAGCTAGAAGCAAGATGCTTTCTACATGAGTGGGATCACTGTCAAGGAATTGTCTTTACAGATCGAGTGGGTAAAGTTACACTACATTTAGCTAGAAAAAGGGCTAGGAGATCAAAATGAAAACCTTTGAGCAGACTGTCCAGCATAGTTATCAATTAGCTTCTGCTCGTCATCATGAATTGGTGACACTTGAACATCTACTGGCTGCATTATTAGATGATCAAGAATTAGTTAAATTAATGAAAAAAGCCAATGGTAATCCAGAAGCAGTTGCCAAAGACACATTTGATTATTTAGATGAGCCGGATAATCATGTGATAGTACAAGATAATTCTTCTAGTCCAAGACACACTCAATTATTAATGAATGTGGTTAAGAAAGCCAAAACTCAGAGCATATTCAGTGGTCGAAACGAAGTTGGACCGGTGGATTTATTACTGGCTATATATGGAACAACAGATAGTCATGCAGCATACTTTCTAGACAAGCACGGCCCTAGTAAAGAAGCTATCATAGATATTATCAATAAAAGTCAAGCTGCAGATTCTGAAAAGATGGATCTAACCGAAGCAATAGAAACACTAGAAACCTTCTGCATTAACCTCAATCGCAAGGCTGAAAACGGAAAAATTGATCCGCTTATTGGACGTGAACGAGAAGTTGAACAGATTACGCAGATTTTAGCACGTCGTAACAAACATAATGTAGTAATGACTGGCGATGCAGGCGTAGGTAAGACTCAGATAATCGAAGGTCTTGCCAAAAGGATTACAGAAAAATCAGTTCCAGAAACATTATTAAATAAAACCATTTGGAGTGTGGATATCAGTACACTAGTAGCTGGTACTAAATTCCGCGGCGATTTTGAAGAACGTATGAAAGCCATTATTAAGGCATTTTGTAGTCTACCAGACGCTGTTATGTTCATTGACGAAATTCACATGATCATGGGCGCCGGTAATGCCGGCGGTGGCAATGGGTCACTTGATGCAGCTAACATGTTGAAGCCGCCTCTGAGTAGAGGTGAAATTCATTGTATTGGCTCAACAACAATGGATGAATACCGTAAACATTTTGAAAAAGATCGTGCTCTTGTACGTCGTTTTCAAAAATTAAATATTCATGAACCCAGTATCGAAGATGCTAAACGTATTCTCAGAGGTGTTGCCAAATACTATGAAGAATATCACGATGTGACCTATGATATCGCAGCACTTGATGCTGCTGTAGAGTTAACAGCTAAGCATATTCATGATAAATTCTTACCAGATAAAGCCATTGATATAATTGATAGTTCTGCTGCTTGGCAAAAAATTAGGCCAGAATATGAAAGAATTAAAAATATTACCAAAAAAGAAATTGAAGCTGAAGTTGGTCGAGTAGCTAAAATTCCAGTGGCTACAATTAAAACTTCCGAAGCTGATAAGCTTGCAAAACTTGATGCAGATCTCAAAGGTGCCATATTTGGACAAGATGACGCAGTAGAAACACTGTCAAGCATGATCTGGCTCAGCAGAAGTGGACTCAGAGAAGCAGATAAAACTGTTGGATCTTTTTTATTCAGCGGTCCTAGTGGGGTAGGTAAAACAGAATTAGCAAAACAACTGTCCAAAAGTCTGGGTGTAGAATTTGTGCGATTTGATATGAGTGAGTTCCAAGAAAGACATGCTGTTAGCAAACTGATTGGATCTCCTCCGGGCTACGTGGGCTATAGTGACGGGTCTGCTGGATCTGGCATATTGATTAATACACTAGAAACAAATCCGCACTGTGTATTACTATTTGACGAAATTGAAAAAGCACATCCGGATGTTTATAACATTTTCTTACAAGTCATGGACAGTGGTATCATAACTGGCCAAAATGGTAAAGTTGCAAGTGCTAGACATGCTATCGTTATCTTTACCAGTAATCTCGGAGCAGCAGATATGGAACGATCTGCTATAGGATTTGGTAGTACAGAGCGCACAGACGAAGACATTAATGCTATCAACAGTTACTTTAAACCAGAATTCCGTAACAGACTGGATGGTATTGTGAGATTCAACAAGCTATCTAAAGAAAACATGAATAAAATCATTGACAAATTTATAAATCAAATGAACGAACTCAGTAGCAAAAAGAGAGTTAATATTGTACTAGATTCAGTTACTAAAGAATGGCTTATCAAAAGAGGTTTTGATCGCAACATGGGTGCAAGGCCACTAGCCAGAGTTATACAGGAAAATATCAAGAAACCTCTTGCCAAAGAAATGCTATTTGGACGTCTTAAAAATGGCGGTGCTGTAACAGTACATGTTAACGATGATCAATTAGAATTCGAATATATGGAAACAGCTGAGCTGTCAGATACAGAAGAGTTTGAATTACTGGATACAGTAAATAACGGAGAAATTTAAATGAACCAAATAATATCAGCGTTACTTGACAGACACGCGATCACTGAGGACAATGTTATCACAGTTGCGTACACCATAAGAGATGCATTGGGCAGGACTTTAAATAAAATTGGTAATTTTGGTATTGTGAGCTTTGAGGTAACTGAAAATAATATAAATTTTACCATGCAAGATATAATTGAAAAAAAACGAATTAAAATAAATGATGAATCTATCATAGCCATAGATGGCATGGATATTTCAAGGTATGCTGATGTTTATGATATAAACAAAGACGGCAGTAATAAAAAGATTGGTAAAAAACGTGGCAGGAAACCAAAATCTCAAACAGTTTAAAACCGGAGCAACAACATGGCCAAGGTATTAGAAGAAATCATAGTTATTAAACTCAGTAAAATAGTTAAAGATGATAGTAAAACTTCTACTGTTGTATCAGTAGATCAAAAGAAATTAATAGAAGAAACAGTGCCCGCACTAGTCGAAGAAGTAATTAATGACAATACAATAATTGTTGAAGTAGCAGAACTAAATTAATTTTCATTTAATGTACCAAACAGTAAAACAAAAATAACTAATAAATATCTGACAATTCAGAGGTGTCAGATGCAAAGTATTACCCTACTTGATACAACCAGTGGCCAATTAAATGTAACTGGTCAGCCACAACAAGGGGCCGGATATTCTAATACAATAGGTAACAACCATACAGTTAGTATAGGATTGAATAACTTTGTTGGTAGAATATATATAGAAGGTAGCTTGGCAAGAACTCCATCCGACCGCGACTGGGTGCCAATACCACTGGTAACTAATCAACAGTACTTGCAATTCCCAAAAAATCCATTTAAACCAGTTGGAGACTTGTCTGCCTATGGAGATGCAGTAGGGGATACCGGTAACTTTGCTTACAGCTTTTCTGGTAACTTTATATGGATACGTGCCAGGGTTGATCGTACATATATTATACCGCCCCCCGTGGATGCTAATCTTGTTGGATCTGTAATTAAAATACTGTTAAATTACGGTGCTGTGAGTCCTGCTGCTATAGCGCCGCAATATATTTCAAATAATAATGGATTACAAGGACCGCCGGGACCACAGGGTCCAACAGGCCCGGCAAGTATAGTAACAGGTCCAACAGGATGGACAGGACCACAAGGTTCTGGACCAACCGGATCCACAGGTGCAACTGGCCCTGCTGGTTTTGAAAGTCCGGCTATTGGTGGTAATGGAGCAGTACAATATGCATCTGGAACAAATTTCGCCGGAGATAGTAATAAATTTTATTATGACTATTCTAACCACAGGTTGGCAGTGGGTACAAATGATACAAGTTCATTAACCCTAAATGTTGTAGGTAATGCCCCAGCGTTGTTCGATACATTAAACAGTGCTGATCCGCAAATTATAGTTGGCACAAGTGTCACTGTCGGTGCTACAATTGGTTATAACATTTCAAGTAATTATAGCTATCTAAGTCCAAGTCCAAGTGGCAATCAAATGTTAATTTGGACATCTAGTGGTATTGGACTAAACGGCGTCGTCCCTGTTAACACATTAGACGTTAGTGGCAGTGCAGTTATCGGAGGTGGTGGTGCATATGCCGGTTCAGCAACAGCACCTGCAAATGGATTGATAGTTCAGGGAGCAGTTGGTATTGGTACAGTTTCAATATCATCTGGAAAATTAGCAGTATATGGCGGTAACATAGTTATCGGAACTCAGGGATTTGGTATCAAATTTTCTGACGGTACAGTTCAAACAACAGCCGGGGGCGGCGGGGCAGGAACTACTGGTCCAACTGGTCCAACTGGTTTGCAAGGCAATGTAGGTCAAACAGGGCCACAAGGAACACAAGGTAATCAGGGCGTTCCCGGGAACTTAGGACCAACAGGTCCTATAGGCACACAGGGAATACAAGGTCCAACCGGACCACAGGGCAATACTGGTCCAACTGGATTGACAGGTCCACAGGGAATACAAGGTGCAACTGGTCCAACTGGGTTTGGTGTAACTGGCCCAACTGGTGCAGCAAGTACAGTAACAGGTCCAACTGGTGCAGCAAGTACAGTAACAGGTCCGACTGGCTCACAAGGTCCAACTGGCTCACAAGGTCCAATTGGTGTTACAGGTATACCGGGTATACAAGGACCAACAGGTCCAGAAGGTCCGCCAACTGTGGGATCCTATACCGCAGTAGACTTCATTGCTTCAGCGGGACAGACTACATTTACAGTAAATTATTCAATAAATTACGTAGACATATATGTAAACGGTGCTAAACTACTAGTCAATTCGTATACTGCAACAAATGGTACATCAGTTATTCTTAATACACCATTAACAGGTGGAGAAACTGTGGAAGTAATTGCTTGGACAATATATCTAGCTCCAACTGGAAATTATCCAATTATGCCAGGAATTCTTGCAGCAACAGATGATGTAACAGCAGCAGCAGCAGGAGTGCCGATAAACGGAATTTATCAAAATAATGGAGTTTTGCATATTAGGTTAGTATAATATAAAAATTAAAAATTATTTTCAATAAATTCAATTATTTAAAATAATATATTTATAAAAAGTTATTTCCCAAGCTGTATTGTGCACCTTGGGAAATATTACATTACAATAATATTTTATTATTTGCGCTCTCCAAATAACTGTAACAAACTCATAAACATGTTGATAAAGTCTAAGTAAAGACTCAGAGCACCAATAACTCCAGACCGTTCTCGGTCTTCATAATCTAACCCATCATACATAGCTCTAAGCATTTGCACATCATATGCAGTTAGTCCTGCAAATAATACCACAGCAACGATACTGATTGCAGTGGTTACAACAGAACTCATGAAAAATAAATTAATCAATCCTGCAATAACTATACCCCATACACCCATAATAAAGAATGATCCCAATTGTGTAAGATCTCTTTTGGTAGTGTGACCATATAATGCCATACCGCCAAACATGGCAGAACTGGCAAAAAACACTGTGACAATACTACCCATCTTATATACAACAAATATAGTTGCTAGACTCAATCCCATTACGGCTGCATAGGCAAAAAACCATAGCCTTGCCGTTTCCGGTCTCATGGTATGCACTCTGAAGCTGATAAAGAATACCATAGCCAAAGGTGCTAGCATTACAACCCAACGTTGCGGACCAGCAAAGAATAATTTTAACAGTTCTGGATTGGTACCAACTAGAAATGATATAACAGCACTAATAGCAAGACCTGTGGCCATGTTATTGAACACACTTTGCATGAACTGTCGTAACCCCTCGTCATATTGAGTAGCAGTTACAGACTTATTTGCAGAATTCGAGTACATTTTTCCCTCCTTATGAGACATTAGACTCAATTTTTAGATTTATTTTCAAAATATTGTGCTAGATTACATAATAATGTAGCAGGTAAAATTGAAAATAAAAATATAAATTCTTTGATTAATTTTGAAAATTTACTTTTGATATACCATCTGTTAGCATGTTCGATCATGAGATTACTGATCTTATCTAATGCCAGAGCTAATTTGAAATAAAAAGTTTTCATATACTATTATATAAACATTACCATTAGTAATGTAAAGGTTTAATAAAATTATTTATGGCACCTAATTCCAACTGTAGCAGGCTGTCCTTCAACTTCTGCTTGATATGTCGGATGAGCGCAAGCTCTTGGATCAATTTTGATTGTTTGTTGATGACCCATGCCATTTTGAAGCATAACAAATATAGTTGCAACAACTAATACTTTCATAAGAGCTCTCCCAATTTCATACCACATACTTATCAAAATGAATAATTATATGATCGTTAGTCACTCTTTAACATGTTCTCAAAAAATTGTATTTTTAAAAGAATCTGGTCTCTTACCATGTCTAACTCATCAAAATCGTCTGGCAGTTGTATTGATATACCAGCAACTGTTAGAGTTTTTTTTGATACCAGGTCAACTCTTCTTTTTAAAGATTTAAGTTGATCTAATAATATCTGATCTAATTCATCCATGTATCAAAAACCAGTGTCACTCAATGACATCATTGTACCTGATCCTGCTTGGATACGGGAGAGACGTAATTTAGTTTCTGGTAAAATACGTTCAATGAAATATTTGGCTGTTATGTGTCTATCCGCATCATCAGTGGCAGCAACTATCTTAACATGCGCAAGTCCCAGCAACACAATACCAAACAAGTACATGTAATCATAAGCAGCAGATCCAGCATTATTGGGATTTTTAAGTGCATTTTGCATCAACCATTTAGTTGCTGCCTTTAGGTCGTTTAATGCTCCATATACATCTGTCGCTATAGGAGATACTGTTGTAAGCGGATCAAGCATGAAGTCGATGAGAATCTTTTCATTTTCATCAAAAAAGTTCTTAACTGCACGGCCCATATTCTTTGGAAGTTTACGCCCAATTAAATCCATAGCTTGAACACCATTGGCACCCTCGTATATTTGAGCAATACGAGCGTCACGAACAATTTGTTCCATACCCCATTCTCGAATATAACCATGTCCGCCGAATACCTGCTGTGCCTTTACAGCATTTTCGAATCCCAAATCTGTAAGAAGACCTTTAAGAATCGGAGTCATCAATCCTAATCTGTCTTGTGCAGCATCTGACTTATCTTCACATAGCAAAGCTGCTTCTAATATCAAAAGACGTCCAGCTTCATTTACAGCCTTAATATCCATAAGCATACGACGCACATCAGGGTGAACAATAATAGGATCGGCTGCTCGGTCCGGAAACTTTGCACCAGTAAGCGAACGCCCCTGGAGTCTATCTTTAGCATATGCAACAGCATTTTGGTAAGCCAATTCACTTTGTGATAATCCCTGTACTGCAACTCCTAGTCGCGCTTCATTCATCATGATAAACATGGCATTTAAACCTTTACCACGTTCACCTACAAGATACCCAACGGCCCCGTCATAGTTCATAACACAGGTACTTGACCCGTGAATACCCATCTTATGTTCAATAGAGCCACACGATACTGCATTATACTGATCATCAATCATTTTGGGAACAATGAATAAACTAATACCTTTTGTCCCCGGTTGATCACCTTCTACTCTTGCCAGCACAAGGTGAATGATATTCTTGCTGAGATCGTGTTCGCCACAACTGATAAAGATCTTTTGTCCAGTTATGTTATATGTACCATTCTCACTAACTGTTGCTTTGGTTTTAAGCAATCCCAGATCAGTTCCACAGTGCGGTTCTGTTAGGTTCATAGTACCTGTCCACTCACCGGTGGCCATTTTGGGAATAAATTGTTGTTTCTGTTCCTCTGTTGCTACCTCTAGCAATGCTTGAATAGCACCGCGAGTCAGACCGGGATAAAGACTTAAAGCCATATTGGCGCTGGATACAAACTCATTAATAACACAAGCAATGGTATATGGTAATCCCTGTCCGCCATACTCTTCGGGTACTGATAATCCCAGCCAACCACCCTTGCAAAATTGCTTCCATGGTTCTTTAAATGATGCCGGTGTTACCACTTCTGGGCGTTCTAATCCTGGTCCATTGACTAAGAAACATCCCGCTTCGTCGCCCTGTTGATTAGTAGGAGCAATTGATTCCTCGGCTAATTTAGCAGCCTCAGTTAAAATAGCTTCAGTAATATCACTATCAAATTTTAACACATCTCGTAGTAGAAATAAAACACTATCAACTGGGGCCTTGTATTCCATGTTACTCTCCATTATCACCGTGTATTATGTATTTTTCAAATGATCATATACAGCAAGTCCGATCCAACACAGTGTTAAAAGTATTGTAACTCCTAAAGTTGTAATTGCACTAAAAACAAAGAAAGTATCTAAACTCATTTACTCACCTCTACTAAAAATGGAAGCGGGGGTGGGAAATGCTCTACCACGACCTCTTGGGTATGAACCAAGCGAGCTGCTTCTGCTCTACCCCGCTATAAATTTGGAGTTCCGGGAGGGACTTGCACCCACCTAAAACAGATTTGCAGTCTGCTCCATAACTACTCTGGCACCGGAACATAACACAGGTCTTACAGACTCATCATCATGCCAATGCTAAAGTTTAAATATAGTGTTTTTTAGCGTTTTGTCAACCCTGCTTTTTTGGAGGCTCTGTTTCTAATGCAGTCTTAACAGTCGTAGCCTGAGTAATTTTTCTCATTATGGCCATAACCACTGCTGCTGCGAAACTTGCAAGTGGTACGATCCACTCCTTTTGAACACCCAATCCAGTTAGTACTGTAACCCAATCAATATGATTAACAGCGGTTGTTATAGTTGGCAATGCAGCCATGAGGGCCGCAACTATATATGTTTTATATCCCTCTAAATTCATGGTAATTCTCCTTACAGTGTTTATTATAAACACACCATATTTATAATCCACCGAGTTTAAAACTTAAACTTTGAGACCTTTTATTTTTTGTAAAGTATTATACAATATTTCTATCCATTCCTCATTTATTGTAGTGCCATGAGTAATTGATGTAATACAATAGTTAGATGTACCACGAACATATTCAATTGTTATAATTTCTTTATTAAATAGTGGCGTAATCATTATTTCAAGTACTTTACCATTATCGTAGAATGACTGTGTAAAAGTTTGAAATTTTCTATTATCTATTATAGTATCTAACTGATTTTTGGTATAACAACTAACATTGAGTTTGTCAGATTCTGTTTGATCTTTAGAAAATATTCCAATAAGTATAAGAAACAATAAACAAATAAGTGTTATTCTAGACATGTTGACCACTAACTTATAGATATTCATAATTCACAGTATCAGCATTATTTTCTAGTAATACAGCACCATTGCCCATATGAAATTTTTCAGCCATTTGAGTTTTTGGACTGAGGGTTACAAATCTGGAAATAGTTGTTCTACTGTTCTTAATGTAATCAGTAGATCTTGACAAAAGTTCTTTAGCAGCACCTGACCCATAACTCCAAATAGTATAAAATACAGCAACAGTTGGTTTGTTTGATCCAAATAATTCTTCAGTTATTTTTGGTACAAAGTCTTGATAACTTACACAAACAACAGCTAATGGGGTATCATCTTCTAATAGAACATGTACTTCTTTGGTGTTACTAATACGTTGTTCTACAGGTATTTCAGGACGAACAGGATCATCTTTGATTAACTGTGTTAATGGATCATTAATATCTATTATAACATGTAAGTGTCTCATCATGCTATTATAGAGCAATATGGTGGGAAAATCAAGTCCCACCATATTGGTTATTTTATATCAATCTAATCGTTGCACAGTAATTGTTGAAGTACTGGTCATACCAATTGCACGAGCAGCACCATATGATAAATCTAAATGACGTCCTCGAACAAACGGCCCGCGGTCATTGACTACTACAGTGACACACCCGCGGTGACAAACATGTAGTCGTGTTCCAAATGGATATGTACGATGAGCTGCTGTCATGGCATGAGGATTAAAACGCTGACCGCTAGCAGTATGACGACTTAAACGCTCACCGTGTCCGTAGTATGAAGCAACCATGCGCGACCCGCTATGTGAAGATGTAGTAGCAACCCAATTATTATCAGCAGGCTCTGCTGTTACTGAATGATGTCCTCGACGACCATTATTGGCAACAGGTTGATTGCGAGTTTGATGAAAAACTCCGTCAAAAAGATCTGTAATTGGATCTGCCGATGCTGTGTCAGGACCACACATTGCAATAACAACAATAGCAGCTACTACAAATTTAGATAATTTAATCATAACATTTCCTTCTTTTTCAGTTGATAATTTTTCATTATAACTGAAAAAGAAGATGTTGTCTAGTACACTTGATTATCCAAAAATCTCAAAGCGCGGACATGGTACTACTAATTTACCACCACCTGATATAAACTCTTGTTCTCTAGCAACAAATTCATTAATAAAGTGCCAAGGTAGAACTAAGAGATAGTCTGGCTTTGCAGCTCGCATTTCTTCTTCACTTACTATAGGAATGTTAGTACCAACGGTTTGTAATCCAAACTTATATGGGCTGCGTTCTGCAATAGCAGTTACTAAAGTATTATCAATTCCAAACAATTGTAGTAGTGTATTGCCCTTGGTGCTGGCACCATATCCATATACAGTCTTGCCTTCACGTTTAGCCTGGTGTAGAAATTCTAATACTTGAGTCTTAAGAGCGTTTATTTGATTACCAAAACTAATCCAAAGATCAGGATTACCAATATCCCATTTTGTAGCTTCTAACTTGAGAATACTTTCGACCTGGAAGTCAAACACATCACGCTGTGGTGCAGTAGAAAACTTGGTGTAGTCGCTGGTATTCTTCTGTAGGTATACTCGGAAACTACCACCATTAGTATCATTTAGACTACAATCACGTACAACAAATCCTTCAGACTCAAATAGTCTCTTGATACTGGTAAGACTATAATAATAAACATGCTCGTGACAAATATTATCAAATGCCAACTGTTTAAGCATTAAGGGTGTATAACTCATTTGAACAACAAAAACACCATTGTCATCTAATACTTTATGTATGTCTCTGATAAATGGACGGGGATTATCTAAATCGTAAAACATAGCTATACATGTTATTACCTTGGCCTTGCGATCACCGTACCCTGTGCGTTGATATGCCGACTCACTGAAATAGTCCTGTACAACCTTTGTGGCAACCCTGCTACTTTCTGCATGGTAACTGTCATCAGCTGGATCAATCCCCAACTTGATTAAATTATCAGGAAGTTGCTTTAACAGTGTTCCGTCATTACAAGCAATATCTAACCAAATGTCGCCGTCATTTAGTTTAATTCTACCTGATATTTCATCAACGATCTGACCCAACTGTTTGGTCATACTGGCATTGATACCAGAACGATACCAATACTGCCCCCACATACTTTCTGCTGGCGGGGTCTCTTTAAGACGAGCTGCACCAATTGCATCATCTAAATATACGTCTAGACTGTACTTGTTGGCATTTCTCAATTGATCGTTAGGTTTAATAAAATCACTAACATAATGATTTCCAAGTTCTAATAACTTTTCCATTTATTTTTCCTTATTAGATAACTTGAAAATTTTACCATAATATGGTATAATAATGCAAAATAAAAATATAATTATGAGAAAAAATATTTTGCAATAGCCATTACACTAACCCACACCCAGACTGTGTTAAATACAACAAGAGTAGGTAATAACTTTCGATTACTAGACCAAATTAAACTTAAACTTGTTATTAAGGTTAATATATAAAACCACCAAAATTGTATGCCCCATATTAATCCAGGGACAATTACAATAGCCTTAGCTGCATAACTTGTTGCTTCAACTAGATTATAACCGGTCCAATATTTTCTATCAAACCACATTTGCAAGCATGCCAAAATTCTATCAAATCCAGTTAAACCAAAAACAATTATAGTTAGAATAAGCCATACGACTGTGCCCAATAGTAATATAGTTGTTGTAATCATGTATCAAGTATAGGTTAACATACAACTGATTACAATATCAGCATGGTAACCATTTAACGACGTTATGTCTAACCTGCACCGGACAAACATGTTGAGTTATACTGTTGCTATGAGTGTAATAGCCGTTAGTATCAATGTTCTCAACTGAATTACATCCTACCAATGCCATTGCTAGAATTAAAATCAAAAATGTTGTTAAAATTACACGGTCTTTCATTAAAAATCTCACAAGTTGTACTAATACTACTTATTGAAGTTGTGATACCAGCGGTCGGACTTATAATTTCTGGTGCCCTTGATCAGATTCGAACTGATACTTGGGAGATTTTATCTCCGAGATTCCGGAATCGCACCGTTATGGGCTTTAACCCTTTCTCGTAAGTCTCCTGCCTCTGCCAGTTGGGCTACAAGGGCTAAGGTGGTGCTGGTGGAGAGGTTCAAACTCCCGACATCGGCATTACTAATGCCGCGCTCTATCAACTGAGCTACACCAGCATCTTTAAAGTATATTATTTTTGTTTTTCTTTTGCAACCTTGTCTTGTATTTCTTTTGGTGGCAACCAAGTTCCTGTGTGGGATTTAGCAGCTGGTTTGGAAACTGCAACATCATTTGAAGTTTTTACTGCTGCCGGTATGACGGTTAGTGCCACAACAGATGTAGCAAATAGTGATACTATTAGTGTGATTAAAATCTTATTCATGGTCTTTCCTCCTTGATCATTTATTATTTTGTAATAAAAGTTACAAAGTCAATAAATTAAGGATTTATCCCATATTTTGTAATCCGTGAAAAATTTCATAAATTTCAGGATCAATTGGAGGCGGGGTGTCAAATGGTACATTGTTAAACAAACAAATACGATTTTTAATTTTATCACTAATGTAGTCTAAATTTCTAACAGTCTCAGAGTCTTGTTCTCTATGCGACGAGCTTTGTATTTTAAAACTGATTCGTTCGTTGTCAAAAAAGTATGAAAGATGATAGCCACCATTTTGAGTTGGTCTATAATGGTATCGTTGTCCGCGCATTGGGCCAGTTGTTTGATTTCTTAAAATTCCAACTGTTGACATGATTGTACCCGGCCATGGATTGCTATGATATGTTGCATAACAATCAAAATTAAACCAAAAGCATTGCTGTTGGAATGCAGTTGTTGTTCCTTTCTGTTTTAAATCTTCAATTGCTGCAGGTATCGTAGCTTTCAATGGTATTTCGTCACAGTCGCTCATCATAACCACTGTGTCATTACTGAATTCTTGTAGTGCATCATTATATCTATTTCGTTGACGGTCTTCTATATGCCAGGGATTAACTCCTGGTTGATAATCAAGATGTGTAGGAAGATAAATGATTTTATCCATGAATGGCATGTATCTATCACGATTTTCTTGAAAATTAAATGGTTTAGGTGTACCTGTGTATGTAAAGTCTGATTCTACTATAATAAAGTGGTCGACTATATCATAAAGATATTTTAATCTACCCTCTAACATTTCATATTCATTTAGAAATGAAACACAATCGATGAGCATGAATGTTCCTTTATGTATTATAAATATGATATTTTATGGTATAAATTGTAGTAAATCTATTTATAATGGTTGGCATGGGTAGATTTGAACTACCGACCTTTCGATTATCAGTCGAATGCTCTGACCAACCGAGCTACACGCCATTATAACTTTTAAATGGTGCTCCCACCCGGCGACGATCCGGGTTCTTTGCCGTGAAAGGGCAACGATCTAACCAACGTAATCTATGGGAGCATACTGGATTTTAACGTATAACAGTATCGCCTGGTTTTCTCTTTTTACCTTTGGCATGCGCTTTCATATTTTTCTTAAGAGCTCTATGCCATAGTTTGGCTTCTTTTTCTACATCGCCCTTGATTATAGCTTTGTATGTTCGTTGAATCAACTTGGACCATTTCATTTCAGTTTCTCCTTTGATAAACAAAAACCCTTGAAACACGTCTGTTCCAAGGGCCTAAAAGTCGTATAATGTCATCACATCACACTATACGATAGGCCCCTCCCCTGGTTCAATCCAGGTTAGTTGCAAACAAATAAAATTTAGCCAGTAGCCCACTGTTTTGTTCTTTCTCATAACGTTTTTATACTATATAGTCTTTGTTGATAAAGTCAATCGGTATTATATATATTTTTCTTTAAAAATTCAGCTGTAGTAGGCAACGTTTTTACATATGCTCCGATTTCTTGATGCCGTCTTGTCCATATCTTTTTAACAGTTTGTAAATCTCTATCTAAATCAGGATTATCGTCTAATAAAATTTTAAAATCAGCTTCTGTCATTCTATTATATCCAGAACTAGCATACGTTCTAAACATTTGATCATTACTGTTAAATTTATTCAATACATTACTAGTTCCAGAATATGCAAATTGTTTAAAAAGATCATTATCCTTAAAATAACTTACATCATTTACTGCGTGTTTCCAATAATCTGTGTCGCATCTTTTAGATAATGCGTAATGTAAAGATACAAAATCTCTAGCATTGTGCAAGAGTACTTTAACATTAAAATTATAAATTTCTTTATTAATACTACCTATTTTCCTACTGTTTTTAATTAATATATCAGTTAATGTTATTGCCATATCATGTGTAACCTGAAGTCCGGTTGATCTAAGTGGTTCTATAAATCCACAACTTAGTCCAATACCGACGACATTTTTATTCCATGGTATATCCCTCACACCGGGAGTGAATTCAATGTAACGGAATTCACATTCGTTAACTCTGTCTCCATATCGAGATCTCAGAGTGTCTATAAATTGTTTTTTTGCAGTTTCATTATCAACAAATTTATCTGAATAAACATATCCTGTTCCGAGTTTATCCCATGTAGGGATAGTCCATAGCCAACCATTTGGCATGGTTGTACAATCAGTATAACTGGTTAATTCATTAACTTTATCAAGATATGGTATGTTGGTAACTACAGCTTTATTATTTAACAGCGTATCATCAAACCTATTAAAAGGGGTATCCAATGTTTCACCTAGCAATAACGACTTAAATCCTGTACAGTCTATGTATAAGTCGGCTGTTAATATTCCATGTTCTTTAGTCACAAGTCCGCTAACACCAAATTTATCAGTTTGTACTTCTAATACATCGTCTTGTATGTGTGTTGTTCCATTCGGAATGGCTAATAAATCTTTTAATACCAATCCAAATTTATAAGCATCAAAATGATATGCTTTTTCTTTTTTAGTATCCCAACTCATTGGACCAGGATCATCGGTGTACCTGTTATTTTCTATCATTTGCCAAGTGTCATCTGCAAATTTAGGTAAATCTTCTGGTCTAAATTCGTCAGGAAATCTAAGGCATAATAGATTAAATATTGTAATTCCAAAATTACCTGGTATGGGAAATGGAACCTCTAGATATTTTAATACGTCATGATATGATTTACCCTGTTCAAAAAAATTAGTAAATCTAATAGATGTTTTATAAGTAGCATTACATTTACTCATCCATTGATCATCATGTATTTCAAGTCTTCGCAAATATGAGTTAATACTTGATAAAGTTGATTCCCCGACGCCGATGATAGGTATATGTTTAGATTCTACTAGTGATAAATTAATTTCAGGTAGTAATTTTGAAATTAGAGCAGCAGTCATCCATCCTGATGATCCCCCGCCTACAATTATTATACTATTAATTTGCATTTAACTCTACCTTGTTTTAAAGATTTAAAATCAGTGAAAAGGACACTTTGATTCAGGTGTATGCGCCTTTTTATATAATTTTAATTGTTCTTTAATTCCCCTATAAGTTATATGATGTCGAGCAATTTTACTGTATTCTGCATCTGTTACTACATGGCATTTTACTTCTATTGTTTTATTTTCAGTTAATGGTATTAACTGTACTAACGGCTGGCCTGCTGGTAAAAATATATCATACGGATCTCTTCTGGCTTGTACCATAATATTAACATTAGTTGCAGCATTAACTTGAAATTCAACGACACCTGGTAAAACTTTAAAGTCGTATTTGTCTAACAGCCATTCAGCACCCATAAACAAAAATTGTACTCCTGTTTTTTCTCTGAAGTACCAAGGACTATGCATCTTAACGTGAAACCAGTCTAAAAATGCTCCTTGATATTGATCAGTATGATGGCATCCCGGTTCTACTCCGGCAGTAACTTTAAATTTATATCCAGCATCGGTCACACGGAGATGCATATCTGCCCAATTACATAAGGTTACACCTTTTTTCAACAGCTCAACAAATCCGTAACAACGCCGCATATTGTTATTGTCGTTAGGATTCACTAATGCATTTCCTTTGCCAGGATTTGGTAAAGATTTCCACCAGTCTGGTATAGTTCTCGATGTTTTAATTATTGGCACACAGTTATAAACTTCGGGCATAGCTGTAAAACAATCTAGAGTTATTTTTGTTGTTCTGTGAAAAAATGTAAACATATATCCTCATAATTTAGTTATAAATGTTAAATATGCACTTTATTATAGATAAGTATATTTGTAAATTAAAACCTTGTCAATCAAGTTTATTACAAAGAAAACTGAGGATAAATTATGAATATTGCTCTTTGTTTATACGGCCATCTTAGAACTTTTGAGTTGTGTTGGGAAGGAATTTACCAGAAGTTAATCAAACCATATAATCCTGATATATTTGCTATGACATGGACTGATAGTATCGGACTTCAAATAGAGCCAGAGCAATGTATGTCTTCTCTTTATCACCCCGGGTATCATTTATCAAGTTCGCCTGTAGATCTGGGAGTCATCGAGGGTATGATTAACTGTACCAAACCAGTAGGTTTACATCTAGATAATTTTAATTTGCACATCAATAGATTTAAAGAATTAACCACACAATTTAAAAGATTTGGTATGCCGTTTGCTAAACATAGACCTCTTGGTGTTTTTGGCTTAATGCATTCTAGAAGTGCAGTAATAACCCTTAAAAAACAACAAGAAGTTTTCACTGGGAAAAAATACGATTACGTAATTGCTACAAGGTGGGATGTATTATTTGAACAAGATATTGATCTTACCATACTAAACCCCGACATTTTGACATATAACGGATTTTACAAAGATAAGTATGCGATTTTACATGATTTATGGGTGAGTGGTAATAGCCAGAGTATGGATATTTGGGCAGACATTTATAATAATTTAAATAGATTTGCAGATTTGAATTTATATACCTTTGATCCGCATAAAATTTATACAGATTGGTTAAAATATAATGGTGTAAAATGGGATATAAATGCAAATATACCCATAACATCCAAAAGAATGCTTTCTAACCAATAATAATAAGATTACCTGCAAACTTGATAGTAATCATATCCGAATATTTCACCAAGAAAAGTGTAAGGATCCGGTTGCATCCAACAAGTCGGGGTATACACTGTAACAGGTTGCTGTACGATTATGGGTTGCTGTACAATTATGGGTTGCTGTACAATTACAGGAGCAGGTGCTACTACAACAGGTGGAGGTACTACTACCTGAACACCGTATACAGGATATGGTGCATAATAAACTTGAGCTATAGCAAGGTTGGTACTTATTATAAAAATTGTCAATACCACTGTGAATAATTTTTTCATTTGATTGCGCTACCTTTTAATTAAAACCGTACTTCATTACTAATGAACTAAACACAAATCCAAGAAGTATTGTACAACCAAATCCAACAGCTAAAATTGTAATAGCCTTAATTGCATTTTTTTCATCCATTGCAGTTCTCCTTTTAGGGAAAGTTTGGCGGCCCCAATAATACGTCATCAAACATTGTCATTAATATTATTATAACAATACCACACAAAAACCAAATAATTAATTTACAATCTATCATTACACAAATACTCTCAAGTTATTGGATCAAATTTCTTAGTGCCGAAAATATCTGGCTTGGTTGGCTTCTTGATATTTTTATCAACACTTAGTTTATCATAAAATAATGGATCATAATATCCAACACGATCTTGTGTTTCTCTTCTTAACTTTTCTAACTTACGAGCATATGGGCCATTCTTAATTACCAAAATAATACCCGTGCTATAATTGTCATAAACCTGTATCTTTTTACCTGAACTTTTTAATTCTGTTTGATTTTTATTTGCTTGTAAATTGAACACAATGTCTCTATCAATATCAAGTCCGTATGCTGTTATCTGAGGATCTTGTGCTAATCGTAGCCAAGTCTTTCTTGCACCCGGACTTTGGCTGCCAACAGTTATCAATGGTATACCCATTAATACTATCAAACCTCTGTATAATTCATAGCCTATAGCCTGTCCTTGGTATTTTGGATTAAGAAACGTATATTCAACATGATAACATTTAATGCCCTGGTAATCACTAGGAGAAATAAACATATTAGCAACACCTGTTTCGCCGTCAAATACACCAACCATTATACCGCTAATAGTTGATATATTATCACCTGCTCGTTGACTGTGTGTTTTAGAAAGAACATCATACTCGCCGATAGAAATAGGTAATTCTTTTGTGTAATCGCTTCGCTTATAGGGCCAAAGTTTAGCGTCACTCTTTTTAATAATGTTGCGTTCTAATTCGTTTATTTTCATCTAATAACTCCGCTACGCTGATATTTATTCTAACACAGCGGAGTTAATTTAACTCACCAACCGTTATACCCGTTGCAATAGTACCTAACACCATTATAAGGGTTAATACAAGTTTGGTTGTAATACTGGCTACCAGCAATAGCACCACCTAGTATACCTAGTCCTAATCCAATACCAGCAGCAGCGCCGTAGCCTCCCCAACCACCACCGTAACCATAGCCCCTACCATAACCACCATAATAGCCACCGCGACCCCAGCCATATCCGCCGTGACCACCCCAGCCGCCGCCTCGCCATGCACTGGCCTGAGTGATACTAGATAGTGAGATAACAAGTATTGCTAGTAGTGAAATAAAAGGCTTCTTCATATTTTTCTCCGTTTAAAAATAAAATTTGTTTAATCTATCAATGATATGAAATTCAATTTGATTTTAGTCAAATGGACATTTAGATTGTTCTTCATTTTTCTTAGATAATCTAGTAAGAGATTTATATCCGCCAAATAATCCCATGGCACACGCACCATGCATCCTGTTATATTCTTCAGAACTTATTAGATGATTTTTATGTTCAATATTCTTATCATCTAACAACGGAACTATCTGAATCAGAGGTTGACCTGCTTGTAGATAAACATCATACGGTACGTCTGACTTTGGAAAAAAGAAATTAATAGCAGTACTATGATTTAGTTTATATTCAACTACACCTGGTAGAATAGTGTAACATTGATTTTCTATTAACCAAGTTGCTTCAGTAAAGAAAAAGTGCAATCCTGTTTTTTCTTTAATTAACCAAGGCGGGTGCCATTTGAAATGATTATAGCTAGAAAACCCACCTGCAAATAACTCTCTCTCGTGACTTTCAAACCCAGTAATATTTGATTTAGATGGTTCACACACTACATTATCACTGTAACACTTGATATGTGCTTCACACCATGTCGGTATAATCAGACCACGTCTGAAAAGTTCTATAAAGCCATAACAGTGTCTCATATTGGTTTTTTGTAACTGTGGATAGATTGGATTTGTGGGTTTACTTCTCGGCAGTTTACGCCACCAGTCTGGTAAAGATCTTGAAGTCTTTACTATCGGTGTGTGTTCATATGCAAATTCATTACAGGTAAAACAGTCAATTGTTATAGTAGGTTTGCGATGAAAAAAAGTGAACATTAATTTCCTAATCTATATTTAATTTAATCCATTGTCTTTCCTGACACGGAGTGAATGGAGAAGTGGCACAGCTAGGGAGACTAATAGATAGTCTTTTAGTTATCGATCTTGCTCTGTGATAATGATAAACAGGAACAAAAATCGCATCACCTGGTTCCATTGTTACATCTAAAATAGGATCTTCTGGTAAAGACTCTGGTTTAGGACCCATTGGCTCTGGTCCGCCTTTGATGTCCCAGCATTCAAACTGAGTTTTTCCTTCAATTTGCACAATTAAATTATGTGACATATCATAATGTATTCCAAACCCATTTTTAGCGACCGGATTTAAATCAAAATATATATGCGCATCTGTTGGACATTTGGTTAATTCCTCTAATTCTGAACACACTGTGTTAACTTGTGAATTTACACGCGACGCATCCTGTAAAAAGCATAGATATTTGGGTACATCATTTTCTAATGATTCTATACTATATAATTCACGATCAGTTGTCCATGCAAAAAATCCAGGATCATATCTTTTTCCAGATATTATATGAAATCTCTGGTGGTTTAATAAAGGTTTAAGATTTATTAAAGACTCTAATTCTTGCCAGGAAAATATATCTTTAACAGCACCTTTGGCAAAGAAAGGTTTTAATTTCCTGATTTGATCTTCTAAATGTTCTAACATAATCAATGATTATAAGTGATGTACGTAACTGAGTCAAATCACAAAATTATTTAATTTTGTCTCCCCCGGTTGGACTCGAACCAACGACTAAGTGATTAAGTGATTAACAGTCACTACTTTACCAACTGAGCTACAAGGAAACATTTATTACTCATATATACTAGCATCTTTTAAAACTCTGTTAACCTCAGAGACAGTCTGTAGTGTGTCCATCCCAGCTACGAGTAAAACAAGACAGCTTTCTATTAATTGTAGAAGCATTGGCTTCGTATCGATAGCCACCACTATTTCCATCGATCAGAGATCCTAGATAGTTAGGGATCGAAGTTGTAGCAAGTACGACCATTAGAGTTGTTGTAATAAAGAATCTATTCATAGTCGGTTTCCTTTCTTTTATATGTTTAATATAGTGCCTTATAACTTAATGTCAACTATTCTTTGTTGACAAATTCACGTAATACTGCTTGCTCGTCTTGAGTCATGTGCAATCCTAATTTACTGCGTCTCCATAGAATATCGTCAGCAGATCTTGCCCACTCATTTGCAATTAAATAATCAACTTCGGCTTGTGTCAATCCATGCCCAAAGTCTCGTCCAAGATCCTCATTTGTTGTAGCATCACCTAATAGGTCATACGCTCGTGTACCATAGGCACGAGCAAGTCTGTATAACAAGTGAAAATCTATCAGAGGTTTATCTTCACGTAGTTGTCTAACAAATCTATCAAAATCTATACCGCCGCCAGGTAATGCTGCTGACTTGGTCCATTTGTTTCCGCAACTGGGTAGAAACTTGCCTAACTCGTCCAGTGCATGTTCTGCCAATCTACGAGCAGTTGTAATCTTACCACCAAATATAGATAATACCGGTGCAGAATCTGTATTAAGGTCAAACGCATAATCTCTAGTTACAACTGATGCATTTACCGAACCGTCATCATATAGTGGTCTCAATCCTGCATAACTCCAGACTATATCACTGTGAGCGATCGGTTTGTCCCAAAAGTGATTAACTAACTCAATCAAATAATCAGTTTCAACATCACTGATAGCAACAGGTCCGGGTGCATCATTATGAACAAAGTCAGTTGTACCAATTAATGTATATGCCCCTTCATAGGGAATAGCAAATGCAATACGTCCGTCATTGTTCTGTAGTATATAAGCATGACTACCCGGATACTGTCTATGTACTACAATATGCGATCCCTTGACTAATTTCACATGTTTATGAGATTTTATTTCTATATTATCAAGTACTTCAGACACCCACGGTCCTGCTGCATTAATCAGTACTCGTGATTGAACTTCTCGTCTATTACTAAGTGTTGCAGTCCACGATCCATTTTGAGACGTAGCATTCAATAGACGAGTACCTACACATATTTCCGCTCCATATTCTCTAGCATTAACTGCATTAAGCACAACTAGTCTAGCATCATCTACCCAGCAATCTGCGTAGGTAAACCCTATTTCGTATTCTTTCTTAAGAGGTTTGCCCATCCAGTTACCCTGGAGCATTACCATTTTAGACTTGGGTAATGTTTTACGTGTTGCTAGATGATCATATAACCAAAGACCAAGTTTGATCATCCATTTTGGACGCAGTCCTTTTGCATGAGGTAGTACAAAGTTCAAGGGCCAAATGATGTGAGGTGCGTTAGCCAGTAATATTTCACGTTCTGCTAGTGCTTCGTGTACCAATCTGAAATCGTATGTTTCAAGATAGCGTAAGCCGCCGTGTATTAGTTTTGTTGATGCTGAAGAAGTAGCACTTGCTAGGTCGTTTTGTTCGACTAACAGAACTCGTAAACCACGACCTGCTGCATCTCTTGCTATAGCACAGCCGTTAATTCCGCCGCCGACAATTAGTAGGTCATATATCATATGTTACTTATAAGTCATATTGCCTAGTTAGAAATGATTTTAATGGGGCTTGTCACCCCTGGATATCCGTACCTTAGAGCGTCCTCTAAGTTCACTGGTAAATCCCAGATTTAACATCATATCTAAGCTCAAATTTGCATTGGCCTAGTAGAGGATTAGCCCGGACTGTATTAGGCGTATTTACCCACAGTTTCTTCGGCTGGATTATATGATGCATATGCACGGATCACATGATCGATACACATTTGAAGTGTGATGTTATTATAATTTTCACTGAGAAATACCTGTAGACGAGCAGCCTTATCTAGTATTTCATCTATTCCCATCTGAGTTAGTTCATAGTCTTTGAAATTAATATCTTTGGACATGTCCATGCTCCTGTTAATTGGTGTTAATGGCTGCACCAGGGTGTAAACAAACAGTTTTGCCGGTGATATCTTTAATAACTACAACACTACCCGCTTGTTTACAAGCTTCGATATCTTTATTATTGTGTGATTGATCAGAATGTATACTGATTACAAGCATAACCAATATCACAAGTATCATAATTATTTTTTCATGTATGCTCATACTTTATGTTACTCTACAGTAATTTTTATGTCAAGTATTAAAATAGTTTTGGTGTCAGAACTGGAACCTACGACTTGAGGACATATGAGAACGTCATCCCGCCTGCCAAGTTACACAACCGTCATTATTTGATTACATCGGCGATTGTGGTTGGATCAGTTGTATAAGCATATACAACACTAGCAGCAATCATACCAACTGCTACAAGTATAACTGCCCATGTGGGCACTGATTTTAATTCATTTTGATTCATAACATCACTTCCTTTGCTATAGATTATATTAGCATCTTTATTAGAAGTGTCAACCACATGGTAATGCTGAGAAGATCTTGTTATTTTCACGTACACAAGAATTCACTGCCTTGTGTGTCTCACACGGAACTCATAACTAATCTTTTCGGAGTGATGAGACTCCCCTATCTCAACATAACCTTGTGGTTATCTGCATAGTTTATCATGTTTATTTAATCATGTCAATGAAAATTAACCACAATAATATGGTATTTTAACCAAAAAGTTAACCAAAATAAACTAAATATCAAAAATGGAGGAATTACCATGTGGCAATATATGATTTATAGTGGCAATCCAGATTTAGATACACTTAATAGTTTTGGTGCACAGGGTTGGGAACTAGTTGCTGTTTGTAGCTATACTCATTATTTTAAGAAACCAGCCTAATATCAATTACCTAACAAAAAACTCTAGGACTATTCTGTAACCCTAGAGTTCTTTGGTTTTTAACCGGTGAATCTTAAATTAATGTTTAAACTGCTGTGATCCCGGATCACTGCTACGTTTTGAACACTAATCATAGTTCACTTGATTTTTAAATTTATTAATGGCTTACGATATATTTATACAACATTGATTATTATTAACTAACCAATGTTGTATATCATTGAAATCCTTATATTAAAATTTAATATATTAGAATGATGTTGGAGTAATAGTTATATAGTTGCCGCTAGGTGCTGATACTACACCGCCGCCGCCATCTACCCAAGTATCACCTGAGCTGATTTGAATACTGTAGTTACTATTTCTCATATACGCCGAACCAAAATAAGCATATATTTGATACTGAGTTAGAGATACTTGAACAATTCTAAAATAATTTGGTGCTTGATAGCTAGGACTTGTTCCACCTGTGCCCAAACGACTGTTTGCACTAGCTAATCCGTTGGCATAGAAGTTACCACTAGAACCTGCAATGTATGAACTTGCATTACTAGTAACAAACATCAATTCGGTTACTTGATTTTGAAGTGCTACAGCATTGTACCCGCAGTGTGCTATCAATCTCATATATAATGAGGTACCAGCATTTGTTGTATTCCATGTTCCTAACAAGAACCAAGCAGCTGAAGCTGAATCTCCCAGTGACCACGACGGTGTAACACCATGGAAAGTTGGAGCAGTAACATTTAATGTGCCAGTTATATTACCTGCAACAGATAAATTACCACCAACACTTACACTGGATGTAGTGGTTAATGTATTAATTGTGTTTAGGCTGAAAGCTGTTCCAATCTCTTCTATGTCAATCCAAGGATAACCATATGGTGATCCCCAGTCTGCAGCCGTTCCGCCTATACTAGATACATTATTTGCAGATATTATTCTAAATGATACTACTGTGGTTGATGCAGCAGTAAATATTGCTTCAGCAGTGCCCCCAGCAGCCGAGTTCCAGTTGGTGCTACCTGGACTTACCCACCCAGAACCTTCACCGATCCAAGAACTGGTAGTTTCATTATACCAGCAGTAACCCAGCAATGATGATACTGTGCTACCTGCCATGGTTCCTACTGTTCCTCGAAGTCTATAAGTTTTGCCTGCAACTAATGTTACCTGTCCAGTTGAAGTATTAACTGATATATCGCTGCCTGATACGTTTTCTACCACGTTACAAACAACTACCGTATTAGCGGATACACTTTGTGATGTCGTTCTTGTATATTTGGCATAGTTAGCATTCAATGTGCCAGTAGCAGTTGCTTGAACTGCTATTGCAGGATTGATTTGCGTAATTTCCATTGAAACATAATTACCATTTGCAATAACAGAATTAACTGTGGTTTGTCTTAGTTCATATGTGGTATTAACACTAGGAGTTACATAGTATGTAGCTACATCAGTTGAACCAATAGCACCGCTTGAATTTGCTACTTCACTAAATCCTTCTAAGCCAACATAAGTAGAATTGGTTACATCATACCATCTGAATGCACCCCAAGTTGAACTTGATTGCATTCTTCTCACAACAGCTTCTAGTTTATAAGTATTACCTGCTGTTAGTGTTACTTGTGTATTGCTTATCTTGTTTATAAGACTGCCGTTACTTGCATTTGTAACTTGGAAGTTAACTGCAACATTTTGCCCTACTGTTTGATCAGCGTTATTTTGTGCAAACAAGTAAGAACTGTTTACTAAACCAAAACTTGTTGGCTGACCGTTAATTACAAAACTTGGAGCACTAACAGAACCAACAACGTTCAAGTTACCGCTGGTAGTCAAGGTCATATTTGTTTGTAGAACATTGGTATTGGCACCAGGTATCTTGTTAGCAAACTGAATACTTGCCGAATAGTCACCGTTGTCGTAAGCAAATATTCTTGCTTCTGGAGGACTCGAGGATCCAGTATAAGTGTAGAAGTCTATACCAGAACCACTACCAGCACCGCCCGCAGTGTTGATAAGATTGACTCCAATTATGGTATTGCCGGCACTGTTACCTACAATATTTAATGGTGCAGTATTATACAAGTTAGCAACTGCTGATCCTATGTTAACTGTGGTTAAACCAGTTAATGTTGTTGAAGCAGAGCCTAGGTTAACTGAAGTTGTACCAATTGTTACTGCAACGTTAGCTAAAGCTGAATTAGGAATACTACTTAATCTTGCATTAGGTAATGTACCGCTTGTAATGTTGCTAGCATTTGTAGTATCTGTTGTTGCTGATACAGCTAGTCCAGTTATCTTAGAAACAGCAATATTACCAGCTAACATGGTATTTGTAACCGTGCCTGTGTCCGTTGTATAAACACCGTTGATTACACTAATACTGCCAGTACCGCTATTGTAATTAATTCCGGTGCCTGCTACCAATGCACTTCTTACTCTTGCGTTACTGAAATATAAATTAGTGCCTTCGTTTATGTTAGTTGTGGTTAGTGTAACTGCACCGGTTTGTGTATTAACACTGGTAACTCCTCCAGATATTGTAATAACACCAGTTGAACTATTGTAGCTACCGCTACCTGTAACACTAATCGCACTTCTTGCTCTTGCACTGGTAAAGTATAGGTTTGTACCTTCTGCAAGTTCTGATGTGTTAATAGGTAATACAACATATGTGTTACCGTCACGAGTCTGTTCCCACTTTCCAGTAGACTCATTCCAACGTATGCTGGTATTTGGGCTAGATCCACGATCTACTTCAAAAGTACCATTTTGTGTGGGAGTACCTGTTTGTCCACTATTCAATGTTATTTTGTTATCCGCAATATTCAACACACTTTGATTAACAGTTGTGGTTGTTCCTTGAACTGTTAAATTGCTAGATACTATAACATTAGAAAATATTACTGAACTGTTTGTGTTAACACTTTGATTAGCTTTGAATAATACACTGTTATTATTGCTGTCTTTGATATCACCACCTGCTGGCAATGTCAAGCTACCATTTACACCAATTATAAATGTTTCTCGACCTGTTGTAATTAAAACATTGCTTGGTGTTGTTAAAATTAAATCAGTATTACCTTTGATTTCATTTGTTTGAACAATATTAGATATGATACTAGGAGCAACAAACCCATTTGTTGGATCAGGTAACTGTATTAGTTGATCACTGTATGATAAATCAACAGTAGAGTTTGTGGGAATACTAACTGTTAATCCGGTTGCTACCGGATTTGTTGTTAAATCAGTTCCGGTTATATTAGCAAAATTATCCACTATGGCAAAAAATCCTGGCACATATGACCAATCACCGTATGTACCTATGCCACTACCGTCTACAGGTAATTTAATTGTAAATTGATTAGCATCTGTTCCGTAATAATAACCTGTTACCACCAAGTGGTCACGGTCGACAGCAATAGCTTTATGACCGTTTGTATAGTATTTTTCTGTTACATTATCCGGATTATAGGATAAAATTCTTTCCCAGATTGCATTACCGTCTGTATCTAAACACCCAACGCCGACATAAATTTGTGTTCCTTGATCCACTCCGGTTATATACAATCTGCCATCATATTGGCTGTATCCTATACCAGTACCGTACGCGAATGTTCCAGCAGCATAAAGTGTCTTTGACCAAACTATACTACCATTAGAATCCAGTTTTAATATTAGAACTTGATCATTTTCATTGAGCGGATTTGTTTCACCTAATATGTAAATGTTATCCGAGTTGTCAACAGTTACGCCGTATCCTGTTGCGTATCCCGGTGTACCAGAATCAACCTGAGTAAACACCTTTTTCCATAATATGTTTCCGTTAGTATTCAACTTAATTGCTGCAAGGGTACGATTATAATATGGTAATGTTGGATCTGCTATGTTACCTGTAACAATAACATTATCACCAGAATCAACTGTGATACCATATCCGTAGTCGGCATAATTATTACCAAATGCCCACTGCCATGCAATTTGATTAGCATGTGTATCTAACTTTATGATAACAACATCACCGTTACGATAGTGAGTTAATGTCCACGAACCCCCGACGGTACTAAAATTAACACGTTGGTCAATGGTTACTGAAATGTTAGAGCTTACTACAACTGCTGTTACACTAGCTGTGCCACTGATACCAGTACCTGTCATGGTCCACGACCCGTCATTTGCAGGTATCTCAGTACCAAAAACTGATGGATTTATTAATATAGTACCCAGCACACCACTCGGTGCTGCAGATGTGATATTGGCAAATGTATTATTAACGGTATACGTTCTACCAGTAACAATAACATTGTCAGCAGAATCCAGTGTTAGGTCATAACCATAGCTGGTTTGTGGGGAACTTGCTACAGCCCATTGGCTTACTACAGTTCCAGTTGGATCTAATTTATAAACATTGAAGCTGGCATCTGAATAGTTAGTAAATAGTGCCCAAACGTTACCACCCGAATCTACTGCAAGACTTTCGCCTGCGCTATTAGACAGATTGACTTGTTTTTGCCACGCTTGAGTGCCATCTGGTTGATATTTTAATATGTATCCATGCTTAGCACCACTGGTATCTGACCCTATGGTATATATGTTGACATCTGCATCTAATGCCACACTGGTTCCAAATATGTCTGCTGTAGAATTGACTGGTAAAACACCGTAGGAACTGATCCAATCTTGTGTTGTTGTTGAAATTACAACATTACCACCAGCAGCTTGATTTTGCATGGTTACGGAACCGTGCCCAAAACTACCACCACCTAGCACAATATCGTGGTCGTTTGATGGGGATACGGTCTGATCAGCTACAGTTAGGTTTCCTAATCCGCTACCACCGCTTATTGGAAAACCGCCCGGACTTGACCCATCGTGTACTCTAAGTGATAATGTAACCGGATCTACTGTTAACTCGCCGTGTGATCCTACATATGTGTTTGAGTTAGATGTAGTATTTTTACTAACATAATTGCGCATCAGATATCTCCAAGATATGATGCACATATTTAGTTAAAGCTTGCTATCACTCTCCCTGTGACTGAGAAACAGCCCGGTGATAGTATCTAGCAAATATATCTAATCTATCTTCTTCTGAATAACAATTGGGTATAGGATATCCTTTTACCTGCAACCAAACAATTTCGGCCATGTCTAATAGAAATTGTTTATCATGTTCTTCTCGAATTTTTTCAGCAGGTTCTGTCATAATAACACCCAATATAGTTATAGTATCAATCAGATAATCTTTCTTCCAACACTAATCTAACACTTTCTGCTAAATCACTATTAAAATCTGTCGACGATTCGTTCAATGACGGTATGTTAGCAAATGCCCAGGCATAATAGTCATTTGGTAAATCTGTTAACAGCTTACCGCGATATTTACCAAACGGCCAAGTGGTTTGAATAATTGGTCTCCAGCATAATTCATTTAATTGACGTAATACATCATCCTCTGGATCAATTTGTCGATTTTTAATAGCAGCAGCTATTAGGTAATCTAATAGTGTAGCACAAAGTAGTGTATCATCACCAGCTCTATGTGTTTGAATATCATCTTTAACAGTTAAATCTAGTTTATATCTTAAATAATTTAATCCATATTCACAATCTGTAAACTCGTGTCGTAGTATGTGCTGACTAAGTCTCCATGTGCATAACCATTTGGATTGATCATCACACTCTTTTGCAGCTTTTTGATGTGTTGTACCTTTCCATGCATGTGATAATACAGCACGATCGTATTTGGCATTGTGTGCCACATAATAGTTACTGGTTGTCCAATTTAATAATTTGATGATACTATCAGCTGAATCTGCAAATGTTGGCAATCCGTCAATCATTTTATTACTAATATTATTTTTGGCGCTGGCTTCTGGCGGAATACCATTCACTGCGCCTAATAGTAGAGAATCTATATTCCAACCAGTTTTGGTCCATCTTGCCGCAGCAATTTCAACTACTTCTGCTAGTTCAGGTATCAAGTTGGTAGTTTCTGTATCTAACACTGTAATTGAATGTAGGAAATGATCATTGCTCATATGAGCATTATAAGTTCTCAGATTATGTAAGTAAACTTAGCATATAATCCATTATCCTTATTTTCAAGATTTTGAAAACACATATAGTATGTTTGGATTGGATTGATCCATTGTGTTATTGTGGCATTTTGAAAGGCTGATAAATCTGCGCCCAATTTATGAAACAACCAACTAGATCCAGATCCTTGTAACTGTATTCTAGTTAAATTAGAATTTGGATAACCTGTAATACTTCTTCCATTTACTTGATCACTTGCCCATACTGACAGTGTACCTTGTTGATTATCATAGAAGCTGCTATGCCCTGCATCTACTCTTACAGCAGAATAGCCAGACATTTTAAATGGGAAAACAGCCGTTTGGCTACGTGCTATTTGATAATAGTTATCTGGTGCTAGTTCTGTTATCAAATTTATGCCATATGGTATTGGCCATTCTACATATGTACTCATCTTTTATTTATGGATCTAATCTGTTAGTCAAGTATCAGGCTTAACAAACTTGTAATGTTACGAGCTAAATATTGGTAACATATCTTTACAAAACGGCAAACTATGAGCATTTACACTTATCCAGTAGTTGATATAATGGGGCCAACAGGTCCAACTGGTCCTTCTCAAGGTCCAACAGGAGTTACAGGTGCAACAGGTCCAACTGGTCAACCCAGTAGAATACCAGGCCCACAGGGTCCAACTGGTGTAACAGGTCCGCAAGGTGCTGCAACTAACACAGGTGCAACAGGACCAACTGGTGCTGACAGCTTTGTAACCGGTCCTACTGGCTACACAGGTTACACAGGTCCAACTGGTGCCGACAGTGTTGTGACTGGTCCTACTGGCCCAACAGGGTCTCCCGGTATAGCAACTAATACCGGTGCTACAGGTCCAACTGGCAACGCAGCGACTGGTGCCACAGGTCCAACCGGTGCTACTGGTTCAAGAGGGTTAACAGGCCCAACTGGTCCGACCGGTCGTTCTGGTATTGCAACAAATACAGGTGCAACTGGTAATACCGGCCCTACAGGACCTAGTGTAACGGGACCAACAGGTGTAACAGGTGCCACTGGTCCCACAGGATCTACTGGTCATACAGGTGTTCAGGGACCAACTGGTGCAGCAGGTACCAGTGTCACTATAGTGGGCAGTGTTGCAGAACCTATAGATTTACCTTTACCATATTCTGGTAATATAGGTGATGGATATATAGATGAGTCAACTGGGAACTTATACGTATGGACTGGTACAGTATGGCACAATGTTGGAGAAATTGTAGGTCCAACTGGTAACACAGGTCCAACCGGTGTCACAGGAAATACAGGACCCACTGGTCCAACAGGCGTAACAGGTAATACAGGTCCGACAGGTAATACAGGTCCAACCGGTGTCACAGGAAATACAGGACCCACTGGTCCAACAGGCGTAACAGGTAATACAGGTCCGACAGGTAATACAGGACCGACTGGTAATACAGGACCAACTGGTGTAACAGGTAATACAGGGCCAACTGGATTTACAGGTCCGACTGGTACTACCGGGGTAACAGGTAATACAGGGCCAACTGGATTTATAGGGCCCACAGGCAGCACAGGTCCAACCGGCGCTGACAGTATAGTAACCGGTCCTACTGGTCCACAAGGTGATACAGGTCCACAAGGTACACCAGGAACAGCAGCAGCCACTGGTGCTACTGGTGCTACCGGACCTACTGGACCAGTTGCACCTGCTCCGGGTGTTAGTACACAAATTCTTTATAATGATTCTGATACAATAGCTGCGGCTAGCGGGCTAACTACAGATGGGACAAATTTGACAGTTACTTCGTCATCAGTGATACAATGGTCGAATGTATTAATTCTCAGTAGTAGTGCAACAGGTACTCTACATCTAGGAGGACCTGATTCGGCAAGTCCGGTTTCACAAACTATAACAGTGCAATCAGCTATTGGATCATCTACGCCGGGTGTTGATTTTAATATAGATGGATCTGCCGGAACTGGAACTGCCGACGGTGGTCATATTATATTTAGAACTGCTAGTTCTGGTGCACCTGGTTCTCAACAAAATCCTCTGACAGAAGCATTGAGAATTGAAGGTACTTATGCATACTTGTCAAGAAACTTCTTATTTGGTTCAGATAACTATTATTCATTGGGTGCATCTAATAGCTACAGACCTTATTGGATATATGTGGCAACAGGGCTAGACATTGGTAGTCAACAAGGTATTCAAGGATCTTTGATCTTAGCTAATACAGCAGCTGGTAATTATTCAACTACCATTAAATCTTCAAACAGTGCAAGTGCGGCATATACAATAACATTACCACCTAATGCAGGCAGTAATGGTAATGTTCTTGTTACGGATGGATCGGGCACCACATCATGGGGCTCACCTTTCCCAAGTTTTGCAGCGTTCTCGACATATTATGCAAATTGGGTAGCATCATTACCAACTACTCCGGGTGCAACTGGTACTCCGTGGAATAATAATGGTGTTGTAACTATTGCTTAATTAGTGTTTAATATAGCCTAAATACAACATGATAAAAAACACAGTCCAAGCTGTACTTTTAAGCAGCTGAAAAGCCAAAAAGGCTAGCGCACCGCGTCTAGCCCATTTATGCTTCATAAACCATTGACCTAGTTTAGTAGATTTAAACCATTCAATCATAGTCGCAACCCTCATTTTATTGTTAAAACCCATTTGCTTTGACCAGCAGCAAGTCGAACAGGGTCTTTATAGTACGGAACTTTTTTTATTTTTTCTTTTTTTGAAAATTGATCGGACTTATTCTTCCCAGCACAAGCAGGTGAGCATGTAGTTCTGTATCTTTGTAAACTTCGAACCCATTTTAGTGGCTTACCGCATGCACACAATTGAACTTCTGATTTTTGATTTACTACATGCCATAGCAATTGTCGAGGTTCATCACTGCTTATATGCACGGATAACATTTGAAAGAAGTCAGAATATTTTCCTTCTTTTAAATATTTAACGGTAATTCTAGGAGAATGAGTTAATCGAATAGAATACTCAATTAACTCATGGTTATTTACTTGTTTACAAATGAGGTTGTAGTAATGTTGCATCGCCTCTGAAACTATGATAGCCCATGTGTGTTAGTGTTATCGTTAAATCTGCCCAAATATGTCCGCCCATCGCTCTCCAACGCTTACAGAACAAATAATCCTCACTCAAATATTCTTTTGTTTCTGGGTCAATCTCAGTGTCAAACAATGCGTATTTAAACGGTGCATATTTTGGATCTAATCCAATGTTATCCTGATAATGTAGTTCTGGATGTTTAGCAATCATTGATTCAATTGCGCTACGTTTAACAAGCATGAAACCAGTGCCTATATTAAGTACTTCAACCATATTGCCTTCTTTCTTGGCGTCTGGAACTTTATTTACTACATAACTAATTGGAAGTGCTTTTTTAGGATAAAGTCCGCCACATACATCCTTATCAGCTAAGATCAATTTGAAAATTTCTTCTGGCTCAAATCCGATATCAGCATCAACAAACATTAAGTGTGTACTCTTTGGTTCGAAGTGTAGAAACTTAGCTACTAGACTATTACGTCCTCTAGGAATCAGGCTTTCGTTTACCATAGTGTCAATGGTAAAGTTCAATCCGAGACGTTGAGCAGTGGCCATATATTTTAACATGCTAATAAAGCAGCCTTCGTTTATTTGACCGCCGTAACACGGAATACAAAAATGTAAGCGAGCTGCTTGCAGTACTTTTACTTGCTCTGGAGTAAGTTGCATGAATAATCCCCTGGGTTAACTACAAATATATATCGCAATTTGACACCATTAATCAATAATTTTATACTAAATGATACATAAAATTGGAGAAATTTATTGAAGCTAGCAGTTATATTCAGAGGTCCTCTACGTTCTAATCCCAGTTCAGTACTAGATAATAGTAAATTTCTATTAGATCAGTTAATTAACACAGGGCATGAAGTACACTCATACTTGGCTACATGGACTTACCATAAAGATTATCATGTATCCGATTTAGATTTAAAATATTATGATAATGTTATTGCACTAGCCGAACCCACAGAAGATCACATACGAAGATACATAACTCGAAGAGACTTTGACGGTTTACATGCAACTGTACCAAATGTTTATAAAATGTATTATCAAATAAAGTCAACGATAGAAATAATCTTAGGGGCAGGAGGTTACGATCGAATTGTAAACTCGAGAACAGATGTGCATGTTGATTTTGGCGAGCATATGAAAAATTGGATAGAACCTTACGCTTTTATGAGACCTATACCTATTAGAGGTGATGTACTAGATGATAACGGGATATGTGATTGGATTAATGTTGCACCGCCCGACGTTATGTATGCTGCTTATAATTATGGTAATCAACGAGATTTAAGTTTTCTAATAGATCATGCCCCGACACCGGAACATATACTACTTCATATGTTAGAATCTCGTAAGATTAATCATCAAGGGAGTCTAATAGGCGACCTCTGGCTAGATCCTAATAGATACAATTAAGTCATATCTGTCACTCTTCCTCCGTTCGATCCTGCAATGCATAGAACACCCAACATGCATCAACCATGTCAATATAGTCACCCACCGTTGTTAACATAGCAGAGTCTGGTCGATTGTATGACGAAATACGCCCCAGGATAAGATCAAGCATGGGATAGTGTTTCTTAACCTTTTCAAATTCTGCGGTTAAATCATATCTGGGTGCAGCTTTAACCATGGCAACTTCATATCGACTAGCCAAGTTCTTGATTGCGTCCAAGTTAGCCAACCTGTTAACAGATTTGATTGCATCAATTTTAGCACAGAAGTCTTTGAACACACTATCGTGAGCTCGCGGAGCAATACCACTTTCCCAGAATCTCCAACTTGATAAGCTGCACAAGCGAGTGTATTCCTCATTATCAGCTACTTCTTGTGCTAGTGTGCCTTTACTGATCTTATTCATTACACCATTTTTAATGGTGCTGAACAGTTCCTTCCAATTGGCATGCTCGCGTACCAATTTCTTGTTCTTGTTACGCATAGCATACACTTCTGATGTCGGATGTATAATACCTGCTGCCTTTGCTTCGCGAATATACCAACCAAGGTCACTGACATACTTGCCGTCTCGTTGCACATCCCAACCATTTAGTTCAACATAATAGCAGTGTCCGGCATTATCTAAATCTATAGTAACTTGCAACCAGGCTTTCTTACCGTTGCTAAATCCGCCATTCCATTTGAGCATGTCAGTACGTTCAGATACCTTACGCTCTGGCTTGGCGAGAGAACTGGTCATTATGACTTCTGGGTTACCTAGAGCTTCACGTAACTGACTCCAAGATTTTCTAGGACTTGGCCCAAACAGCCAAATTTCGTTTCTATAGCTGGTGTTCTTATTATATTCAGCTACACGGCTCAATCCACCTTTGTCCAGATCATTGAACATGATAACAGTGGTAGGGTCACATCGAAACGAAATATTATCTTCGATGGCAATTATCTTTCGAGGGCGTTTATATCGGTGATTGGCCTGATATATGTCAATTACAACATGACCGTTGTTGTCAATGGGATAGTAGTTGCGAGTACTGAAATCAATTACAGTGTTGTTGATTTCAAAACTACCCCAGGTAAATCCGTGATCCCTGAACACATTACCAAACACATTAGCATATGTGCTCTTGCTAAAGATTTCGCCGAACTTGAGTTTGGCTTCCCAAAGTGTTTTAGCACTGGAAATTTGATTAGCAAAATCTGTAGCAAGATCTTTTAACATTTGTGACAATTTGGTATTAATATTAGCACAGGTACGACTATCATACCCAAGAGCTTCGCGATTAGCCGCAACTTCGAGCTCACCGATATCAAATTCCAACACCAATGGCGTACCTGTTAATATAGTACGAGCAGAATCAGTGATGTCTTTGATACTGTTTACATCGAGCGGATAAGCCACAAGACCCATCAGTGCTACAGGATTGTCGTGTCTACGAGACCATCCATACCGGTTACTCTCCGGTCCTTTACCAATACCCCAACCTGATCCACGATATGCATATTCAACTGAGTTATATATTATAGATCCGCCTACAACTGTGGGCTTGATTGGGAACCATTTATAAACATTGCGAGCTTTTTCCGCAAACTCTGCTGTCATACTAGTGTTTACCGGCACCTTAACCGTAACTCCATCAGTCTCACTTGTAGGACCCTGATGCAGATGCGCAACACAAGGCATACCCTGTTCGTTGCGGTACATCTTGTAGTGATTCTCGATGCCATTTTGACGAGCCTCTACTGTAAACGAGTCAGTGATACTAAACGGACTCTTACTACCAAGACCCAACTGCCCGATAACGTCATTGCTGTTGGTCTTGGTACTAGCACCATACTGAGTATAGATTTTCATTACCTGGTCATGGCTGAGTCCGACACCAAAGTCTCTGACATGGAACCAAGGTTCTGCATATGTCGGAAGATGAATTTCAATTGAATAATCCCTGTTGCCGGCTTCAACATGGCTGTCATATGCATTGCAGCTCAGCTCACGTATAACACTCTGCACCTTGTCAGAATATAATCCGTCTGCAAGAATGCGAGCCATTTTAGCATCAAAGTTGATGCTGAACTGTTGGTCGGTGTTTGCATTAGCATGATCAACTGTGGCTGTAGGTGAGGTAACAACCTTCATACTAGATCTCCTACTGTCAAATTGTTAGAGAGCTTCATTATGCAACTTCCTTCCAATATCCAAGTTCACGAGCAATGCGGCGACCATCCTCGAATCCAATGCCTTGGTCCCACATATAGTAATCAAAACCTTGACCTTCACAATCAGAAGCCTGTATGTCCCACTGTACAGCAGTAGCGATGCCAATACCATAATTCTTGGCCAAGGCAGCAATACGCAGGTTCCATGCCTTTAGTGCAATTGCCTCCTGCTCAGCTTCTTCCCGGGTACGACGGTCTGCAACTTCAAGGAAATAATCCCATTCAGCTTCTAGCTCGAGGTCACTCATAGCAGCATAGTCCCTGCGAACACGGAAGCCGTAAGCACTTTTTGAAAGGTCGCTAATGGTATTAAGCATTTCCTCACGTTCAGCAACAGTAAGCATCATGGTCTCCTTGTTCTATACCTTATAATAGCACAGATTGGATAGCTGTCAACCGTTTTTAGCGGATGTACTCGTTACCGTCATTGCAAATGTAAATCTTTTCATTGGAAACACGAATTGGCTTCAGTGAGATTGTTTTGGTAACTGTATCAAAAGATGACTGGTATGTCATGTGTTCGGGTGCTGCATGGACCAGTCGACACTCATGTAGTTCTGAAAACTCCTGCCAAGCAAATTCCTGCTTAACAGTATAACCGGCTATGCCAGCGACCACACACACAGTAAACGCAACTATAACAAAAACAGTACGTTCCATGATCATCTCCTCGCTTTATACCACTATAATAGCACCAAAATAGGAGTTGTCAACCAAAAAAATACCAGTTATAAGTCACTGATTTTAAGCAGCTTGTTCTTTAAATTTATCCAAGTTTATGAGTTTTTTATCATAATCACGACACTCCCATACACCGTTTACATACAAGTATGAGTAATCTTGTCCACGATCTTCTGCTAGAAATTCTGCGAAATCTTTGTATACAATTGCCCGGGTATCGTTTTCCCTGCGATCTCTCCCATAAGCAGTACACCAATCACTGTGGCTGCGATCATCAAAATCGTGTGTTTTACCAATTTCACTGCCAAGCGAAGATAAGTTGCCAAGATCCAAAAGTTCAAGGATTTTGTTTTTGTTTGTATAATTGTTGACAAGAATAGCTCCATTATTTTCGGGATATCCATCAAAGTGTACATATATGCCAGTAACAGTACCGTCTTCGTTCATCATTCCGATAATGCTACGAGTAGCCATTTGCTGTCTCCTTTGCTATACTCAAATAATAGCATCAGATGATGCTCTGTCAACCATTTTATTTGTGCATTAAGTCGTTGATTTTATGTGTAAATAATGTTATTAATAAAATCAACAAGATAGAAAAAGTAGCACCGACTATAAACCCAACAAAGTCATATAACAGTTGAATCAGTGACATTTTTTTCTGCTTCTTTTTTAGCCAGTATCTCTTCTGCCAATTTCATATCTTCTTTACGTTTAATATCTGCTGCTGAAAACAGCAAACTCATTAATACATGTATACAACCTTCAAAATAACTGGTATTTGGTTCTGGAAAACCTTTTACATGTTGTCGAGTTTTTTCGTCTTCTAATAATATTCTATATGTGTCTAAGGTTTTTTCCATTCTTTTAATAAATCTATCAAACTCAGATTTCTTTGGTTTCATGCTGCATCCTTACTGATTAAAAGTAAGTAATTGTAGCATCTTGTCTATCTGTAGTCACTTTAGAAGTTAATGAAACCCACTGATTTGCCACAGGCCCTATTCCCTTAGCCATCCACATTCTTGCACCGCTGGCAGTCTTACCGGATCCCCAGGACTGTTGATACAATTGTACCAGTACATCATGGTATATCTGCCCATCTGCTGTGGTAAATGTTGGAAGTAGCTGTTCAAAATTAATTGTTTGAAAGCCGGTGGCGGATTGCAGAGGGGTGCAGCGGAAAAGATCAAATTGCGGTTTGTTAGTGTATTGACCTCCGACGGTTTCTGTATTACCCCAACCAATTGGCGTTTTATAACGTTCAATTATTTGTGATCCAAATAGTATCTTCAAGGCTGCATTATTCTGCGGTAAATCATCCTGTATTTCAGCAAGACCAAATCCTGGCACCTTTTGCAAATACCAATTGCTGTTCCATTTATTAGCAGCGTCATACTGCATCAACTTCATTGATTTAGTAGCAGTATCATAAAAGAATGTCATCAACATTGCGGGTAATTGCGAAGTAGCAGCAAACGCAAATCTTGCCCCGGTATGTTGACCAGCAATCGGAGGATTAAAAAATTGTGGCCAATAGTCGGCTGTGATAATCTGTGTCATGTTAACCTTCAAATAGATCAAGGCAGGGTAACTGAATGCTACCCTACCCGGAAATATTTATGGTTAACTGGACTAATAAGCAATAAATAGGATGTAGCTCGCGGAACGCCAATTCCCAGCTACTCTATAGCTTATAAGGAGCAACAGCAATGCCTATTTATCTGTATGTTAAAACACATAATAAGACAGGATTGAAATATCTAGGTAAAACTATTCGAAAAGATCCTCATAAGTACCCGGGCTCCGGAACAAGATGGCTTAACCATCTTGATAAGCACGGCTATGACTACACTACAGAAATTCTACGAGAATGTCAAACAGAAGAAGAACTAATAGAATGGGGATTGTATTACAGTAAATTATGGAATGTTGTTAAAGATCGTAATTGGGCTAACTTAAAAGAAGAAGCAGGAGACGGCGGCAGGTTATCAGAAGAAAGTAAAAAGAAAATCATAGAAACTAAAAAGAAAAATGGAAAATTAAATTCAAATTCTCCTAGTTCTATTAAAAAACAATTAGAGACTAAACGACGCAATAATACATTAGTAACTATCAGCCCCGAATCTATTAAAAAACAACTAGCAACACGATTAGCCCGTCGTGGGACATTAAAGACTTGTACTCCTGAATCAATAGCAAAAAGTCGGAAAACACAACAACAACGCGGTAATTTAGACCATTGGACCAAAGCTGCTGCAACGCCTCAAGCAAGAAAAAAAGCAGTAGCAACAAGAATTAAAAATGGGACAAACGGTAACAAATGTTACAAAATAACCAGTCCAACAAATGAAGAATTTATTACCAACAATCTAAAACTATTTTGTAAAGAAAAACACTTAACATATAAAATTATGTTAAGTGTTGCAAGTGGATTTCAGAAAACACACCTTGGTGGGTGGTGGTGTTGTCTACATACAATGATATAATTCAGTACTGGGATCACACGGACCACCAACGTCCTGGGCACGGATCTGAACGTCATTACCGCTCATCATATTCTTAACAGTGACATAACCATTATGCTTTTCATTAAACTCGTTTTCTTCCATAATATCGTAATTCACACCCTTACTACGACGATTCCAAGCAGCAACGCTAATCTTGGCACCACGCTCAGTACGCTTCCAACCAACATTGCGCTTAGAGTTAATGTGGAAAACAACGTAACCCATTTGCTTGCTCCTTGTATTAGTGGTATATGACTGCCGAAATGGCACTTAACACAACAAACTGAATACCAAGTCCGATTACAAATCCAATTAGCTTAGCCATTATTCAATCCTCAC